CCCGTCGAGAAGCCCGCCCCGGCACGCGAGGGGTTGGAGTGGGAGGTGTGGCAGCCCGTCTCTGAAATGATTCTCGGAGCATTCAGGAGCAACGCCGATGCGGAGGCTTGGAAGCATCGGGAATGGGGTGACTCATCTGACATCGAAGCCCGCCGCCGCACCGCTGCGAAGGAGCACCCATGAAACTCGCCCGCACCGTAGCGACGATCATCGCAATCGGCATCGGAGGCTTGGCGTGGATCGAGCACCTGAAAGGAAAGACATGAACATCTGGGAGTACCTATCACAGAACCCATGCAAGTCGTGGACACTCATCGTCATCTTGGTTGGGTTGATGCCGACCATCCGCATCCGCTACACCAACGAAAGATGCCACACAAAGCCGGCACAGCAGAAGGATCACGCATGAAGACGTTTGAGCCCACTGCCAAGTGGCTGCGCGCGGCCGCGGATGAAGTAGAGGCCGCAGGCAACAAATGGAGCGTGGGCTTCTCGGCGCCCATGCTCCGTCAGATTGCCGAGAAGTTGTCCCCCACACCTCCGAAGGAACCTCCCAGTGACCCAGCTCCCGACTCCCACCCTCGAACAACAGACCGCCCTTGACACCATCCTCGACTGGTACGAGAACAGGACGTGCCCCGCGCTCGCGGTCGGCGGCTACGCCGGCACCGGCAAGACCACTCTCGTCGCCCACCTCCTCTCCCGCCTGCACGACGGCGGAGCCTTGGTTGCAGTCGCCACCCTCTCAGGCAAGGCGGCCTCCGTCCTGCGCGCCAAGGGCATCGACGACGCTTGTACCCTCCACTCCATCTTCTACCAGGCATTCCCAGTCAAGGGAGGCAAGGTCGCCTTCACTCGCCGCAGCAAGGACGACGAGTCCATCCAAGCCCTCGACCTCCTCGTGGTCGACGAAGCCTCGATGATCGACACCAAGCTGCGGGATGATATCCTCTCTTTCGAGAAGCCCGTGCTGTGGGTGGGCGACCACGGACAGCTTCCTCCCATCGGCGACGACCCCGGCATCATGCACCCCGCCAACCTCGGCGCCAAGCTGGAGACCATCCACCGGCAGGCGCTCGACAGCCCCATCATCCGCTATGCCCACCACGTCCGGGAGAACGGCGTGCTTCCCCCCACCGAGGAGGCGCCGGGCTTCCGCTACTGCGCGGCGAAGTCCATCCCTTGGGCGTCGTGGTCGTCGCTGCCGCAGATCATCGTCTCCACCAACATGGCCCGCCACTTCTACAACCGCAACATCCGCACCGCCAGAGGGTTCACGTCCCCCACACCTGTGCCGGGCGATCGCATCATCTGCCTCCGCAACAACTACGAGGTGGGCATCTTCAACGGCGAGCTGTTCACCGTCACCGACTCCACGCACGAGGGGCTCGAACTCACCGCCGACGATGGCCGACTCCTCAGCGGCGTCAACGCATGGCAGCACGGCTGGTACTACACCCCCGGCCAGGAGCCCGTCTTCCCGTGGGGCAAGCACGCCGACCCCACCCTCTGCCTCTTTGACTATGGGTATAGTATAACGTGTCACAAAGCACAAGGCTCAAGTTGGCCCCACACTCTGATTGTCGAGACCCCCTGCCGCGCCTGGACGAGGAACCGATGGGCATATACCGCAATAACTCGCGCCGAAAAAACCTGCACCTACGTTCAACCCTGAATCCAACGGTCACCCTCCCCAAAGGTTTGGCCCCCGTGCCGGGGTGGCCCAACAAGTTTGCCACCCCCGATGGTCGCGTGTTCTCTGTGAAAGAGGTTGGATACTGCAACCACGGCGACGGCTACTTGCGGGTATCCGTTCGTCTCAGCGCGAGAAAGATTCTGCGACCCGGTGTCCATCAGCTTGTTGCCTTGGCGTTCTTGGGCCCTCCTCCTAAAAGAACCAAGAACCCAGAGGTTCGACATCTGAACGGGAAGAAGACCGACAATCGCGCCTGCAACCTCGCGTGGGGCTCCCGCCAAGACAACGCATCAGACACAGCAAAGCATGGAACTCTCCGAGGCGAGAGAAATCCAAGATCGAAACTAACTGCCTCCGAGGTGAGAAGCATAAGAAAGTCGAAAGAGTCCCGAGCCTGCTTGGCTGCCCGCTACAAAGTCAGCGTTGCTGCAATAAAGCAAGTGTTGACTCGAAACAACTGGAAGCATGTCAAGTAGAACATTACCCGCGCCAAGGAAACCTGCACCTACATTCAGCCATGACCCCCACACCTCGGATCATCTCTCTCGATACCGAGTCGTTCGGCTCTTGCCTCCGCGACCACCGCGGCGAGCCGCTCCCCCCACAGAACCACTTTCACCCCATCCGCTGCCTGTACCAGGACGGCGTGCCGCTCGACCGCCTCGCGCTCACGGCCGCCATCACCATCCCCACGGAGGACCCTCGATGCTCCCCTATCTGCGACTCCGCAGCTCTGCATCTGGAAGAGAATACATCAACCACATCCGCATCGACCTCATTGCATCTGTGTCCCAGAAGCCAGAAGGGTGCGTCGTCGTCCTTACTGGTCCCTTTGGCTACTCAGACAGCCGCAATGCAGTGTTCGACGATCGCTGCGCCGACGACGTGGTCGCTGAAATCAATCGCCTCGCTGCGGCCGGGTCCGACAATGTTCCTGCGGCTGTGGGAGGAGCACGACCGCCGGCTGCTCCTGAAGTGGATACATCACGCTGACACCATCATCGGCGTCAACCTCCTCTTCGACATCCCGCTCCTCCGCGCCCTCGGCGAGGACTTCCGCTACGCCCTCGACGGGCGCCACACCATCCTCGACTTCACATACATCCGCTATCTGGAGTCCGAGCTCTCCACGGCCAAGGGCCTCAAGACCTACGGCCCTCTCCACGGCCTCTACGTCTACGACGAGGAGACCGACCTACGCAAGGGCGATCGCTACCCCTCACCGCTCGACCCCAAGTTCGTCGGGTACCAAGCCAGCGACCCCCACAACTCCATCACTGCTGTAGCCCACGCGGCGTCCCTCATCATCAAGAGGCGCACCACATGCTCGCCATTGTCTTCTTTGCGGTCGTCGTCTACGGCATCTCCTGGGGCATCCGCACCGCCCTCACCGAGGACGACGACTAAGCTGTCGCCCGCCTGCGTCGAGCACTACAGCGGTCTCCAGTGGGACTGCGTGCGCCTCGTCGAGTCGGGCATCCCCGTCCATCTGCCCACCCTCTGGGCTCTCGAAACCTCCTCGCTGGAGAAGGCCGAGCGGCTGCGCCAAGAATGCAAAGCCGCCGGCCTCCTCCTCACCGAGCGCAAGAACACGTCGAAGAAGAACCCCTGCATCGGCTCGCAAGCCTCCAAGCTGGAGTGGATTCGCAAGGCGCTCGACGCCGCCGACACGCCTGCCGGGCGCCGGCTGCTGTGGGATTGGAACGAAGAGAAAGACGGGGGCGTTGACATCGACGGCAACCCGCTACAGCCTCGGTCGATCTATGCCCACAAGCTCATCAAGTACACCGAGGCGAAGGGCGAGCTCTCCAGCGCCGAGGAGAACCGCGCCTTGGCCGAGGTCCTCCTCAAGACCACCGATCCCACCAACCCCATCCTCGGCATCCTCAGCGCGTGGGGGCGATCGGCCAGCGCCGAGAAGCTGGCGTCCACGTACACCTTCCCCCTCCTGCGCCACCGGCGCACCGACCCCGACCACCAGAAAGCGAGGCACATCCCATGTTCGTTTGCCGCGACCTTCACATCTCCCCCGCCCCTATCTCCAGCAACGGCCACGACGTGTGCCCCTGTTGCAGCGCCCGCTCCATCTACAGCGTCCTCCGTGACGACGGCCAGTACGCCGACGTGCAGTTCATCAGCGCCGACACGGCCGAGCGAGCCACCCGTGCCCACGACCACTCCGTCGAGCTCCAGCGCGCCTGCCCCGACCTCCTCTTCTCCCTCGTCCCCGACCAGCAGGGGCACGGCTTCACCAACGAGCAAGGCTATAGCCTTCGCGTTAAGCGGCGGGATGCCGCTGCGAGACCTCGACTCTGACGTCGGTGTCTGCTTCCCCTCCATCTACCCTGTGCCCTCCCTCATGAAGGACGGGCAGGGTGACGGCGGCGGGCAGCTCCAGTCCCGCCTCTCCTTCAAGAACCCCAGCGCCCAGACCTTTCCCCCACACCTCAAAGCGTGCATCTGCTCCCGCTTCCGCGGCGGCACGGTGTGGGTGTTCGACCTCTCGCAGATCGAGCTGCGCGTGGCGGGCATCCTCAGCGGTGAGCACTCCATCCTCACCAACTACCACCTCGGGCTGGACCTCCACACCGACCGCTGCATCGACCTCTTCGGCGAGGCGGCGCTCATCAAGAAGTTCGGCGACAAGTGGCGCAAGCATCCCGACTTCAAGGACAACGAGCGGCAGTGGGGCAAGAAGTTCAACTTCGAGGATCTCTACCTCGCCGGCCCCGCCAAGATGCAGGCCATCTTCATTGCCGAGACCCGGCAGTTCCTCCCGCTCTCCTTCTTCCAGAACGTCATCGCCTCCCGCCAGCGCCTCCGCCCCATCCTCGTCAAGTGGCAGGCCGCCCTCGTCGCACAGGTCGAGCGCGACGGCGGGCTGGAACTGCCCTTCTTCGGACAGTCCCGCTCCTTCCTGCACGGCGCCCGCGGCAACGCCATCGGCGAGATCGTCAACTTCCCCATCCAGGCCACCGCCGCCAACGTCATGCACCGCATCACCCGCCGCATCTTCCAGCTCCTCCCTCGCCTCAGCCTGCGGCGTCAACCGCTCCTACCCTTCCTCAACATCTACGACTCCCTCTTCATCGACTCCCACCCCTCTGTTGCTGACACCGTGCCGGCCATCATCGAGGAAGCCTTCGAGTTCGTGCGCACGCAGGACTATTGGATGTGGGTGCAGGAGCACTACGGCAACCAGTGCCCGCTGGTGTATGAACTGAAGAAGCTGGACCCCCCACACCTCTTGCCTGATAAGGAGGCCGCGTGAACGAGGACACCACCGCCGCGTATATGGAGCATCGACAACCAGAGCTTTCACAGCAGCAGCACATCCTCCTGCGATGCGGGTACGCCCCGAACGAGATTGAGAACTATGTCTACTACCTCTACAAGCGACCCGTCGGCGCCGAGTGCCGACCCATCTCCACCCGCCTCCTCCCGCCGGAGGGGCGTAACCCGCCACCAGCGGAAATGTTTTGACCGTCTCGTGTTCAGGCTGGCGGCCCAGTGGGGCCTGGATCTCTACACCATCGCCGACTACCTGGACGCCTCGCTGAGTCGCGTTCGGGCCTCGGCCCGGCGGACGGGTGCCCCGACGAACCGCCGGCTCTGGGCCGTCCCCCGCCGTAACATCCGACGCGCGTTCGACGATGGGTACTCCATCGAAGAGATCGCCTGTGTGTACTCCCAGTCCCTCGACCGCATCCTCCTCATCCTCGGACTCGCCAATGGACATCTGCATAACTATCGACAATCGGGAGAAGACTGCGTTGCCGTTCCCGGCGACGGTGGAGATCGCCGACTTCTCGCAGCCGCCCGAGCGACAGCAGACCTGCCGCTGCTTCGTGAAGACCAAGCGGGGGCACCTGGCAACAGCGGACTACCTGCTTGCGGATGAAGAGGGCGTGGTATACACTGACGGCAGAGTCGTTGTCGTGGAGACCAAACGCTCGCTTGCTGAGATCGCCCAGAATGTCCTCGACCCACACAAGCGCGCTCGCTTCGTCGCACTCCTTCAGCGGATGCGGAAGCAGCACCGTGCTTTTCTCGTGGTCGAGGGAGGACTTCGGACGCTTTTTGAACACCATGCTCGTGGTGGGCCTGCTCTCTCACCGGCGGCGGCGCTCGATCATTTCATCGCCCTGTGTCTCCAGCACGGCATCACTCCTTGGCTTGTCGACGGAGGAACCGTCGAAGCCCGCCGCCGCACCGCAGACTTCGTCGTCCGCCTTCTGATTCTCGGGAGACACACATGGCCGTCACCTGCGCCCTTCTTCGCCCCAACATGCACCGAGGCGTCACCGCCAAGGAGCACGTCCACGTCCCCCGCAGCACCCACCCCTTCGTCTGCCGCACCGACGTGAAGACGGCGACGACAGCACCTGCTGACCCCTACGCCACCGTCCTCGACACGGCAGCCAACGGGCTCAAGCACCGCATCATCCCCTGCGCCGACTTCTCGTTCCTCGACCTCTTCCTCCTCGCCAGCGGCGCCGGGGCCGTCAGCACCACCCTCAAGGTCCGCTGCTTCGGTTGGCGGCGCTGGGGCGATCCGCAGTCCGCGCGCCAAGCCGAGTGGCCGTCCGACATCGACTCCACCAACTTCGACGACCCACTCAACGCCACGATCGCATTCCCGCTCAACCCCGACGACGGCACCAAGACCGCCCGCGGTTTGTGGGTCCCGCTCTACCGGCCCTCCGACGGCGCCCACATCTTGGAGTTCGTGGGCACCCCGGAGATCACCAAGTCCTCCACCTCGGGCGGCGCCAAAGTCTTCAATGTCACCGGCTCCACCGTCAGCCCCACCGACGTCGCTCACGTCGACGTCTCTGGCTGCGAGTACGCCATCGCCCTCATCCAGACCGCGCTCGTCGGCCCCACCGCGGGGCTCCTGTGCGGCATCCTGCGTTCCGGCGCGTAAGGGTCCCCCACACCTCCCGGAGGTTCCATCATGCGACTGCTGCTTCCCATCGTGCTCGTCCTTGCCGGGTGCTCCTCGTCTGCTGTTACCACGGGCGCCAAGAGTGAGAGCGCCGACAAGACGCAGATCACCCACCCCACGGCTGAGCGCATCGTCACCACCGAGATCACCGTGAAAGGGAATCCATGTCTGACCCCCACACCTCCCGCGACCGCCTCGTCTACCTCGCCATCTCCGTCGCCGCCATCGCCCTCTGCGCCGGCGCCTGGTACCTCCACATCTACGCCCTCGGCCCAACCCGCGGGGGCACCGGACCCAAACCCTCAGCGCCCGCCGTCGGACCCAACACGGTAACCTTCGACGGGCACACGATCACCGCCGACCCCGGCCACGACATCACGTTCAAGAACACGGTGACCGACCGCAGCAACGGGGGCCGCGAACTGATCGACCGCTCCGCCCTCGGACAGGGCGCCAGCCTCACGGCCACGGGCGACAAGGTCAACACCACCGTCGACGCCACCGCCCCAACCGCCAACGCCGGCGGAGGTGTGGGGGCCACCGGGGGCAACACCAAGCTCCGCCTCGACGTCAGCAAGATGCTGGACCCCGGCGCCCCGTTCTTCTGGGTCGGGCTGGGAGGTGTGGGGGTCGCCGCCTACCTCGCATTCAAGCGTCACCTCCTCAGCGCCCTCGGGGCGTTGGCAGGCGGCTTGTTCTTCATGGCCTCCTCGGTCTACCCCTGGCTCCTCTTGGCCGGCTCTGCTGCCACCCTCGCGGTCCTGATCTACGAGGCGTACAAGCACGGCTTCTTCCGGGAAGGCGGGCGCGCCCTCCTCTCGGGTGCGAAGGACGCCGGCGTGCTGGAAGCGGTAGTGGCGAAAGCGGAGGAGTCCCACGCGACTGGGACCGACTCCGCGGCGATGGCAACCCTCAAGCATCTGGAGAGGTAACCGATGGCTCCTGCATCTTCTTCTTCGACTATTCACCCTTCCTGTGAAGCCCGCATCAAGCCCCTCGAACGGAGGATGAACGGCGTGGAAGAAGTCCTATTGGGCACCCGCGACATTGAAGACGTGGCAGACAACCCCCACAAGGAGCCCGTGCCGGGCCTCGTGCGGAACGTCACGCACCTGGTTAGAATCGTGCAGCGAGTCGAGCGTCTCGCGTGGGCAATGGTGGTGACAGGCGCCACCGCCATCGTGACGCAGCTCGTCGAGCACTGGGCAAAATAGGAGGAGCACCGTGACGTGCCTGGAGAAATACATCACAGCTTGCGACGCTGCCGACGCGCAGTTCTCCGCTGATCTTGCCGCCTGCAACGGCAACCCATCATGCGAGAAGGCCGCTGTCGATCGGCTCGCTGACGCAATCGCGGCAGCGAAGGCCGCGTATGACGTCTGCGTCGGAAGCGGAACGCCGGGAGGCGGCACCTAGTGGCCGCCCGCCAGACAATCAAAGAGGGGTCGCCGCCCACGATCGCCGGCGCCCTCCTTCTCATCGCTGCCCGGCTCTGGACACAGCCGGCGGTTGCTCCGGTGACTTCTTCTGCCGATGACATCGGGGTCCTCGCGCAGCAGATCAAGACACAGGAGGCCATGATTGTTGCCGTCGACGCGCGGGAGCGTGCTCACAGCGACGAGCTCATGAAGATGATGATTGGCGTGAAAGAAGGGATCGCACGCATCGAAGCCAAGGTGGACACCGCCGCCGCGGCCATACACAAGGACAGATAACATGCCTCCGGCCTACGAGAAGATGAAGGACCAGTTCAAGAAGAAGGGCATGACTGACTCGACAGCGAAGACCAAAGCTGCCAAGATTTTCAACGCCCGGCGGAAGAAGGGCACACCGCCCATCACCCGCCGCACCAAGTAACACTGGTTCTGCTAGTCGCCCAGCCGCAGGTGGTGACAGCAGACCCCCACACCTCAGCCGGATCGCTGGTGCGGGGTTTTACAAAACAACAGCGGCGGTTGTTTTCCACGGGCGGCCTGCCTTCGCGGGTGGGCCGCCCTTTATGGGCACTACCTTCGCCTCCATCAATCCGGTCCAGGCACCAGCGCACACCATCGTCGCTCTGCGGCAGCACCAAGCCGTGTACGACGCGCGGCTGCGTGACTGCCCATTGCACCGCACCCGACGCCTCTGGGTGAAGCAGGACCCGGCGGGCTCCACCTCGGGCGGAGGCGGTCTCGGCACGCTCGCGTCCCCCTACCTCATCCGCAACTGGGCGGACTTCATCGCCCTCTACAACAGCGACGGACAGACCAACACCGAGTGGTCGTTCCAAGCCAACTCGCCCACCAACCCCTGCTACATGGGCTCCTCCGACACGCTCACCATCAGCCGTGCCGGCATCACGCTCAACCTCTGGGACGAGTCCGAGGGTGACCCCACGGCCGCCTTCTGGGTCTCCAGCTTCCAGCGCGAGGACGTCGTGCAGGCCGGCGGTTGGGGCCTCGCCTCGGGCGTCTACTCCAAGACCTTCGTAGGTGTGGGGGACATCGGCGGTATCCGCGAAGACGCCACCCTCCTCAATCTGCCCAATGGCACCGAGATCGTCTACACCATCTACGACTCCCTTGCCAACCTTCAGGCGTCCCCCGCCAACACCTATGGCATGTTCTTCATCAACAGCGCTGGCAACACGAGCTGCTGGGTGAAGCGCAACGGGGCGTCGCCGGCGGGCGCCGTGCAGCTCTGCCGCGGCACGACCAACATCGGCATCAAGGTCAACCAGGTGGACGGCTTCCGCCGCGATCGCATCAACATCTCGGGCGCCGCCCTTCAGAACGCCAGCAACGCCTATCAGGCGATGGTCTACGACGTGGTCGGAACGCAGGCCGCGCTCTCCACCAACTGCGCCGACTACTACAGCGGCTCCGGCCACATCGTCATTCAGGTGTCGGGCACCGCAGGCGGTCTGCCCTCCGACTTCAACTGCCGCGGCGGCCTCTGCCGGTACCAGCCCGGCCCTGCGTTGTGGGCGTACTACAACAGCGCCGGCAGCCAAGAGGCGTACAACTGGAACTGTCGAGCCGACTATGTGGCGGTCCCCGAGAACACCCGCATCGGACGCCAAGGCCGCATTGGCTACGCGCACTGCGACGACTCGATCCCCAGCTACGTCCGCATGGTGGTGTTCTGGGGTTCCGTCTCTGTCAATACCACCTACGGCGCCGCCAACAACTGTGCCATCAACAGCCTCCCCATCCCCAGCAACCACTGTGCGACGGAGGAGCTGCGTGGCTTCATCATCGGTGAGGACTTCCAAGGAGGCAACGACACCGACCTCGGATGGGGCGAGCAGAACACCCTTGGCGCCCGCGCCCAGGTGCAGCGCATCGGCTGCTCCATCAAGACCCGTCGACCCTCCACCGTCGGAGCTGCCAACTACATCTACCCCGCAACCGGCGTATCGGCGTGGGCGCCCATCAACTGCTACATCGAAGTCGACTGGAACAACGTCACCTCGGGTGGGCTCATGCGGTGGTACGGAAGCCTGTCCGCCGGCACCCTCGCCACATGGCAGTCGTGCTTCATCAAGGAGCTGAACAAGCCGGGCGACTTCCACAGCTACGAGCCCGTCGACTCCTCCAACTCGAACCTACTCAAGACTCGCATGTTCTCGTGCATCTGGTCTGCCGACGCCACCGTGCAGCAGGGCGAGATCAACCACGTCGTCAACCAGACCCCCTCCTACAACAAGTCGGATTCCCCCACACCTGGCGCCTACGCCCTCGCCGTGTACAAGAGCGGCACCACCTTCAACATCAACAATACTGGGTCTCCTCCCGCCGCCGGCGCGTACTGGGGCTTCGGCGCCACACCCAAAGCCATCAACCTCACCTCGGTGCCGACGTTCGGCCTGCCCTCTGTCACCGGCCCGTTCTTCCACGCGGGCTGGTCACCGTCCCCGATGGCGCCGGAGTACGACTTCTACCTCCGGCGTCGTGACCTCCGCAAGCCGTCCTACGGCCCCGTCGAGCACCCGGCGCCTGTCTTCAATCAGCGTTCCTGCCGCGCACGCCCACGCCGCGGCTGGCGAGTTCGATAGTCCCCCACACCTCGGAGTTCCCTCGATGCCCCCTGAAACAACGACGATGACCCCACCCGCATACGACGAGTGGGGCGAGAATGCCGCACACTGGCTGGCCCACGTCGGCTACTCCGCCACTGTCCCGGCAATCCACAGCCGCGACGGAGGCACGGCCCGTCGATGCCCCTTCCTCTTCTACCTCACTCGCCGGCTGGGCCTGGTGCCTGCCTTCAGCATGCCCTCGCCCACGCTGGCCCGCGGCTCTTGGGCGCACAAGTATCTGGAGGGCGTGCGGCTGGAGCCTGCCGTCGCGCTCGACAACTATAACCGTGCGGTCGAAGCCCGCTGCAAGGAGCTCGCCGACATCGCCAAGATCCTCATGCTCGGGGATGAAAAGAGCCTCGACATCCGTGCCCGCGAGCGGCGTGACGCTGGCGCCGCGCTCGGCTGGCTCCAAGCGATCGGCTCGCTCCCGCTCCCCTCGCAGCAGCTCCCGCAAGGCGTCTTCGGCTGGCTGCGGTCGCCTCGGATCGTTCCCCTCGGCTACGAGCTGAGCGTGAAGTACCGGGACCCGAAGTACCCCAAGACCGATCTGGCTGGCACGTTCGACCTCCTCTACTGGGTCCCATCCAACAAGACGGTGTGGGTGCTTGACTACAAGACCACGGAGACCCCGCCACTGGTGTGGGCCGACATGGCGCCGATCGCCTTCCAATCCCTCCACTACCGCCACATCCTGCACAACCTCGTGCAGGACGGCGCCTTCCGTGAGAAGTACGGCCTGCCTGCCGACGTCCGCATGGGCGGCATCGTCCACGTCGTCATCCAGAAGCCATCCATCGAGTTCGGCATGAACGACCGCTCCTACTACTACGAGGCGGTCGGTCGCACCAAGGGGGCCGACGGCATGTACGGCTCAGGGTTCGTCCACAAGGACGGCAACGAGTGGGCGTCCACCGCGTTCCGCCGCACAGGCAAGGACGACGTGGCCCCCTCCGACCTCAGCCAGGGCAAGCCTGCCCGCTTCAAGACCGAGGACGAGGCCGTCCAAGACCTCCGCGCCTGCTGCGGCAAGACCCCCGAGAAGGTCTACAGCGGGGAGCCGGAAGTCCCCCTCTACACCAAGCGATGCCTCGACTGGTACAGAGGTGTGGGGGACTACGCTGACAAGGCCGACGAGCGTGCCAAAAATCCACCCGTCATCATCACCCAAGTCACCCGCCCTCTTGACGAGGTGGAGCAGATCCGTTACTATCAGCACCTCGACTATGTATACCACTATGCGACCTGCCCAGCACACCCCATCAAGTTCCCGCCGACCGAGCAGGGCATGCGCGGGTACAACAGCAAAGCTCTCAATGAGTACGCCCCGTTCTTCCGACTGCCGGTGCAGGATTGGCCTGCATTGATCCGGCAGTTTAACTTCACCCAAAGCCACCTCGATGTTGAAGTGGCGTAAGGAGTTCTCACCATGTCCGAAGAAGCCACCACCCAGAAGCCCAAGAAGGTCAGCGCCCACACGGTCATCTGGCCGCACGTCCGCGAGCGGATCATCCGCCCGGCCCTTGAGTCGGCCATCGCCGATCTCAAGCGCGAGGACAAGCCCGTCAGCAGCCGCACCATCCACGAGAAGATCGTGGCCTACTTCAGCAACCCCGAGATCGGCGTTGCGCAGATCAACGTCAGCACGGTGTCCGACTGGCTGAAGGACTGCGGCTACAAGTTCGAGCGGACCACCACGTTCATCGCTCCGCCCGCCCCAGCGCCCGCGGTTGCCTGATTCCCCCACACCTCTTTCCCACGAGGTCCCCTGAATGTCCACTCTCTCCACCTCTGCCGGCCCGACTGCTATCCAGAAGATGCAGCGATTGCTTGGCGGCTTCAGCGGCGTGAACATGGTTCCTCCGCTGAACCGCTGCTTCGGCATCTTCTTCGCCCGCTCCGGCACGGGCAAGTCCCGCACCCTCCAGTCCATTCCCGGCGCCTTCATCTTCAACATCGACGCCAGCTCGACGGTGTTCCCCAACTCCCCGGCGACAATCTGGCCCGGTGTTGATCCCCAGAACGGCGCCCCCATCGAAGCGTGCAACCCTGGCGACGCGGGCGCCTTCCAGCACCCGCAGCTTGGCTGGGTGCGTCGCATCGAGCTGACGTGGGAGCTCATCCTCAAGAAGAAGGACGAGCTCCTCGAATACATCAAGGCCCATCCCAACGACGTCTCGTGCGTCGTGTTCGACACGGTGACGTCCTGCCTGCCCTTGCTCATCGACCACGAGGTGGAGCAGGCCCGCAAGCGGGTCGGCACCAACAAGACCATCGAGTCGTGGGACGACCTCAACTCCCTCAACAAGTGGTCCGCCATCTACGACGACTTCGTCGCGCTGGTCAAGGAAATCAAGCGGGCAGGTGTGGGGGTCATCGTCGCGGTCCACCTCACCGACAAGTTCGTCAATGGGGAGGGCGGCGCGAAGACCCTCATGAAAGACATGCCGCAGATCAGCGATGCCTTCAAGGGGCGGCTGATTCCCGACACCGAGTTCGTCTGCCTGCTCGACATGGTGTCCGAGACAGTCAACGAACCCATCCAAGCCAAGGGCCTCGACTTCAAGCTGCTGTTCGATGCGACCGGCAAGCCCGTCATGAAGGACAACTTCGTCTCGGTCAACCGCGTCTACGCCAGCTTCGACGCCACGGCAGGCCCCCGCCTCGCCAAGGGTCGCGGCATCACGGGTCGCGTGCTCCTCGACAAGGCCAACCCGTGGGGTTCGCTCCAGGCAGCCTACGAGAAGTCCATCGCGGAGTTCGCCCCCACACCTCAGAAGTAACCTCTCGATTTTCCCACATTCACCTTTTCTTGGAGACTCTGAATCATGATGCAACTGAACATCCCCAACGACGTCGCCGCCAAGCTCGCGCAACTCACGGGTGAGGCCAACACGGACTACGGCACCTCCGTCATCCGCTCGTGGCCGGGGTACCCGGCGCCAATGACGAAGGTGGACGCCGAGGTCAGCCTCGACTTCAAGGGCGACGCCAAGTTCCCCTTCTACACGGGCGACGACGGCAAGGGCCAGAAGGCCGAGCGCGACGGGTTCTCCGTGCGGTTCAAGTACAAGGGCGTCGACGCGCAGGGCGCCACGATCGAGTTCTCGGGCGTCCCGATGGTCATTCCCTACTCCAAGGACGGCCTGCCCAAGAAGGCGCTGTCGATGGCGGAGATGAAGGAGGGGCGCCTCGCCACCAACCTGTGCGCCTGCCTCGGTTGGGACAAGACTCGCTTCAACCAGGTCAAGGCCGCCGGCGGCTGGACAGCCATCCTCCAAGCGTTCGTCAGCGACTACAACGCCTACTTCGCTGCTGGCGTCCCGCTGAAGTGCGGCATCGAGCTGCACATCCGCAAGTACCCGAAGAAGAACGACGCCAACCAGATCAGCGAGGAGGAGCGGAAGAACCCCACCGGCGAGGACGGCGAGGACATCATCCGGACCCGGCTGAATAGTGTTCTCCCCTCTTGACGGACCCCCACACCTGTGCTACCTTCAAGTGACCAACCAGACCCCCACACCTCGCCCGGCGCTTCGCCACCATACGGAGCGCCGGGCGCTCTTTTCCCCTACGAGCGAAAGAGCAAGACGAGGCTGCGGCCGCTCGCCACGGCCAAGGGGTACCTGGGCGACCCGTTCGAGCTGACGTGGACTCTCGTTCCACACCCAGAGGGCTGGCCCGATCTTGAAGGGAAGCAGACCAAGCACACCACCGGGACGCTCTACCTGCTGCGACACGCCGGCCGCATCTACCTCGTTGTATCCGAGTCCAGCATCCCAGTCGATCACGACGCCGAGCTCTGCCGCTTCGAGCCCGACGCCGAGGTCGTCAAGTTCTACGACTGCGTTTCCGTCGAGATGAAGAGGCGCCGCTCGCTCCTCTACTTCATCTGCGACATCAACCGCAAGTGCATGGACGAGGTGTGGGGGCTCTCCGGCCCGCCCGACACCCGCGGCAAGTGGCTCGCCTCGCTGCTCCGGGCGCCAGGCATGTGGGGCTCCGCCACCCGTCTCGTCACCCCCCGCCACCGCCAGCACTTCATCGCCCTCTTCACCGGAAAGATCCAATGACCGTCACCCGTGAACGATTGATCCAGCTCCACGCCGAGTTGACCACCCGCGCCCGCGAGCTCATGCAGCGCAAGAACGAGGACTACGCCAACGCCGGCGACGCCTTCGGCAACCTGCGCAACTGTGAGACGATGGGCGTGGCCTCGATGTCCCGCGGCATCCTGATCCGCATGACGGACAAGGTGCAGCGTCTCGTCAACCTTCTCGAACGCCCGCCCTCCGTCACCGACGAGGGGTTCGCTGACACCATCCTCGACGTCATCAACTACGCGGTGCTGCTGGAGGCCGCACGCCAGGATCGCCTCCCGCCGGAGGGCGCCCTCCCCGCCGCGGCCGGCGAATCGCCCAAGCTCGATGTCTTCTGCGTCGAGCACGCGACGGCCGGATGCAACAACATCGTCGACAAGCCAGGGAAGGCATGCGACGACTGCCGCACTCATCGCTGCTGCGACTGCCACGACCTGCACATCGACATGTCCATGTTCTTTGACAGTACGCTTGGCCGCTACCGCTGCGCAAAGTGCCACGCGGAGCGGGCCAAGGTCTAAGTCCCCCACACCTCTCACTCAAGGAGTTTTCCCGTGCCCCCAATCAAGAAGAAGTCGAAGAAGAAGGTCAAGCCTGCGGCCCAGCCCTACGGCCTCATCACCATCGCGTGCTTGTTCGCCATGTCGACAGACACGGAGCGATCCACCAGCACCCTCAGCCTCAACCTCAACGAGGCAGGTGTTCGACACGACTCGTCGAACCTCACGCGGATGCTGAACCAGCTCGTCAAGCTGAAGCTCGCTACGCGCCGGAAGACGAAGGACGGCACGCTGCGTTGGCTGCTTACCGTGGACGGGAGCAGCATCGTCCAGAAGTTGTGCGCGCTCTAAAAGCCCGTCACGGGCGCGAAGCCTGAAGGGGGCTGCTGCTGAGAGGCAGCGGCCTCCATTGCTTGTCGAATGGTCTCTTGGTCGAAGGGGCTGGCCTTGGCGCCAGCGACGCCGGGAAGCGTCTGCTGCTCGATCTGCTGGTACATCCCGCGCGACCGCTGGGGCAGCCCACCGAGAACACGGTCGGCCCTCGGGGTCTCGCGCACAGACATGTTGGCCTTGAGCTGGGCCTGGGTGATGACGAGGGGGAAGCCGAAGCGCCGCTGGGCCTCGTCCTGCACCGCCTGCGCGTCCTTCTGGCGCCCCTCCAGCATGGCGTCGATCGCCGCCTTCTGGTACTTGCGGATCTCGTCCTGTTGCTGACTGACGTACCGAACGAACTCCGACTCATCTTGGTAGGCGCCGAGGTCAGCGCCGAAGGCTTGGAGGATGATGGCTGTGGGGTGGCGGCGCCCGAGGAAGGTGCCGTCGGCCTTGTACAGGGCGACGCGGCCCTCCTCGTCCCGGTCATTCCAGTTGACGTACTGGGCCTGGAGGTTCGCCACAGGCGTGCGTCCGATGTCGGGGAGAGCTCGGATGGCCCGGCCCGCCGCAACGCCGCCAAAGGGGAACATCCGCCACATCGTCTGGCCCAAGAGGTCGCGGTCCTCTTCGGCCAGCGCCTTCACGATCGACAGAGGGATGTCCACGATGGGGGGCGCCGGCAGCGCAGCATCCCGCGAGTCGAACCGACCACCCTTGAATCCGGGGACAATGTCGGTCACGCCCGCGAAGTACCCCGCCCGCTCCAGGTTGACGCCCGCCAGGTTCTTCCCTGCCTCGTACATCACGGCGGAGATGCCCATTGCCCGGCCAAAGTCACGGACGGCCCCCCACACCCCCCGGTTCCCTCCCACGAACTTGCTGGTGTACAGGGCGCCCGTGGTCGTGCGCAGGGGGTAGGACATGAACATGCGGGTGAGCGGGTTGGCGAGCGCCCGGCCCCACGGGTGGACCTCGTCGCTCATCATGGCGATCGGTGTGGTAAGCGGCCCAGAACCGAACTGCGTCTCGCGCACGGCGTTGGCGACGTCACGCCGCCACGCAGGCCCCCCCACCTCCACGGCCCGTCCGCCAGCCTTGTAGGCGTTGCTGACCGCAGCGCCCACCGTCACCCGGTTCACGATCTCCGTGTTGCTGAACAGCCCCAGGGCGTACCCCATGTACTTCTGCCACGCGGTCTCCCCGCCGAACCGCGACCCCTGCTCGAACGCCACGCGGTCAATCTGGGCAAGCTGCGGGGCCGCCAACCCATACAGGTGGGCGTTCGGCACAACCTTGCGGATCAGCTCCTCGCGCTGGAGCTCGCTGATCGCGGCCACGCCGTACTGCTTCCACCGCTCCCCCAGATAGCCGAACAGGGCGCCGAACCCCTCACCGTACCCCTTCATCACGTTCCCGGCGCCCAGCCACGTCGCCGCCAGACCCATCGGCTGGGTGAGGTTCACCATCGCCGACCCGACATTCCAGCCGAGGTGGGTGGTGTACAGCAGCTTCGCCATGCCCCGCTGCATCCGCCCGGAGTCGCTGAGCAGCACGTTGGGGTCGAGCTTCGAGGCATCCGACATGCCGTCGATCAGCCGGGCGCCCCACTCCCCGCCCACATTCTTGATCGTCCGCCCCAGCCACGAGTCCGCGATCATGCCCATCGTCGCCCGCGCGTGGTAGAGGGCCGCGGCGCTGGCCGTGTGCTTGATGCCGCGAGAGCCCATCACCGCCGGCACAATGACCCGACCCAGCATGTCCTTCGCGTGCTGGTCCTCCATGTTGACGTAGGCGCTCGCCAGCGAATCAGCGTAGCTGAACCCGCCCAGCGGTCGCGTGCCTGCCGCCTCCGCGTCCGCGAACGGCATCGTTGTCGACGGACCGCCCTCGAAGGTGTGGGGGGACCTGTAATCTCCCCACTCCATCCGCTGCCCCACCGCCAGCTCCCCATCCTTGGCTGCGTCCACGACGTGCATGGCATAGGTGCGCGCGGTGTCGTTGTTGTAGCGGCGGATGCTCTCAATGGGGTCGATCTCGGCCGTCCGCATCGGCTTGTCCATCGAACCCGCCACCCACTCCCCGTCCGCATTGATCGTCGCGTTGAGTACCTTCTTCTGCGCCTCCTTCAGCGCGATGAAGTCCTGCGTCACGCCGTTCGTGAAGGTGCGGTAGAACCCCTCCAGCGCCTCGGGGTGGTACACCGGCATGCCCTGGCTCCGCATCACCGATGAGGGGCTCGACCCCAGCGCCGCGGCGGCGTTGCGAATACGTCGGCTGAGCGGCTCCGTCGGCGCGGAGTACACGTTGCGGGGCAGGTAGAACTGCTCGTTGACTCCAGTGGCGAAAACATCCTTCACCAGCTTGGTGAACCCCTCCTCTGTCATCTTGCCGGCCTTGACGCCATTGCCCAGCAGCTCGTCGAGGTCCGCAGCGTTGAGCCCCATCCCCATCTCCAGCACCTCACGAATGGGCGAAGCGCCGTTGCTGGCGCCACTCCCGCTCACCACGCTGTTGCGGAGACCACGCCACTGACGCAGCACCTTGTCGGCATCCACGGTCTCCGGCACGAGCCGCGTGGCGCCGTCCTCCGCAAACAAGTCGAGGAGCCGCTGCTTGAGGAACCCGCGGGCCTCGTCGCGCACACCCGTGAGCCCCATCCCCGCAAGCTGCTCCTCCAGGTTCACCTTCTCCGAGTTGAGCCACGCCGGTATCCGCGTCTCCTTGACCTGCGGCACCCCGTCCACGATCTTCGACACCGTCTTCTGCGTGATGTCGCGGTCGGCGCCCACCAGCGACGCATGCAGCAGGTTGCTCGCCTTCTCCAGCAGATCCGCCTTGTCGGGAGTCAGCCGATCCGGGTCCAGGTGGGTGATCCCATTCGCGTGCATCCACTCCGTGAGCGACCGCTCGAACCCACCCAGCTCCGTGATCTTCTGCTCCAGATGGACCCCCACACCTCGCAGCGCGTCGGTTGCCTGTCCCCACTTGAGGACCTGCGCCCCCGTGAGCGCGCCGATCTGCGAGAGGAAGCCACCGCCCTCCTTGATCGAGTCGAGGTACGCCTTGCCGGGGCCGAGGAGCTGGCGACCCTCCGCGATGGCGCGGGAGCCCGCTGGGCTGGTCACAAACGTGAGCCACACCCACGGGTTGAGCGCGGTGTCGATGATGGCGCCCGCCACGCGGTTGTTGCCAGCACTCGCCTTCAGGCGCGCACGAAGGCCGTCCCGCTCCTGCGGCGACAGCTTCATGGTGTCGAAGAGAGTGTTGCGGACGGTGCGGGCAGACCACTCGCCGTCAAAGAGCTGCTCCAGCAGCGTCATCGGCATGTCGTAAGGGGTGATCCGCTCGAAGCGTGGGATGGCGATGTCAGACATTGGACACCTCGAAGGAATAAGGGCCGCGGAGGTTCCCACATCTCCGCGGCCCGCTCCACATGCGGCCCGACTGCTCGGGCGCACACCTCGTCTTGGTTACAGATTGATGCGGCGGCTGAGGATCTCAGTCGTGCAGATGCCACTCGATGCGTTCAGCGTCCAGGCGCCCGCCGCCGTGATGATGATGGCAATCATTTCGCCCGGCTTCACCCGTCGCACGCTCATCTCGTCGAGGGCGCCGGGATTGATGATGTTGTTCGCCAACTTGGTGCCCGCCGCGAGCGCGAGCGTTCCAAGGGATCGGCCGTTCGCGGGTGTGGTCACGATACTTGCCACCGTCGACCCCACCGGAACAACGACGAAGTTGATCGTCGGAGATCCAGTCGGCGTCGCATCGTGATTGACCATCATCCAATCAACCACATACGTGAACAGTGACGCCGGAATGAGAGCCAACAGCGTGTTGCCGGTGCCCGACAGCACGGTGATCTGATTCCTCAGATGCACCAGGTTCGCCGAGTCCGCGTCATAGCTCTGGTATGGGACCTGCTTGCCAGCCATTGTTCATCTCCTACAGCGTGCCCTGCGTCATCGCAGTCGCCATTCGATCGAGCGCCTCATAGTCCGGCCGTCCACCCAGGACGGTCGCTCCACGCGGGAGACGACGACCCGACGCGACCGCATTGTACACCTCCGGGTGGCGTTGTGCCAGCCGCACGAGGTTCTCCTGCTTTGCTTGCTCCTCGCGCCGCATCCGCAGCATGTTGAGCATCTGCGCCTGCCTCGCCCGATTCGCCGTCCCGATGTCATCCCGCAGCGCATCCTGCGTCAGCGCGTCGATGAGCGGACCCCCAACCTCATCGGCCAGGAACAGTCCGGTATCAACAGCACCCAAGGCGCCGAGGCCCCCCACACCTCCAACGGCTTCCCCCACACCTCGCAACTTGCTCATGAATCCTGACATTGGTTAGCTCCCCATTCCCGCAATCAACCGCATCGCCAGCTCGTATTCTTCGGCGGTGGGTCGATTGCGGTAGGCGGTCTGCATGATCTCGTTTCGCTTCTGCCCAACAACGCCGGCCACCTGCGCCGCGTCGTACCCCGGCTGGCCCAACTCCGCAGCGACGCCCACCTCTCGGGCGGCCGACTGCGACCGCACCAGCGAGTGCGCCTGCGCGTCGGTGGCCGTCTCTCCGGCGGCCTGCACGAACTCGTCGCCCATACCCAACGCCGCCATCGCGCGTGCCGCCCGCTCCCGGTCGGCCTTGCCTGGCCCCCAGTCCATGAGACGGCTTCCGATGTCGGCCGCCAGCAGCACGCCGCCCACCGGCCCCGCCAGCTTCGCGGCCGCGCCCCCGACTTTCGCCAGCCACGGCGCCTTGGACAAGATCTTGCCGACAACCCCAGACGCAGCAGCAGCTTCCCCCACACCTCCTGCCGCCCCTGCGGCTTCCTCCGCAACGGCCCCTGCGCGGGTAGCGAGGTCCTTCACGGCCCGCACCGGGCGCGCGGTGACGGTCTCACCGGCATTGCCGACGTACACTCCTTGGGCACTGCCGGGCGCAGGTAGCCCCAACGACGTCTCTGCTGCCGTCGACACAACCCCTCTACTGCCCAAGCGGGCCAAAGACTTCTCGGCAGGGGGTGACTCAAGCAAGACACCTGCATTCGGGTTGTAGCTGCTCCCTCGCATCACACCTGGACCAGCCATCCGGGCCAGCTCCTTGCCAGGCGAGACCCCTTTGACGTCGGACGCATTGAGGGCCTCGGCGGCTCGGCCGAGCGCGTGGTTGCCCACATCGTGCATGATGGTTGTGAGTGAGGCATCGTTGCCGACGTCGAGGCCGAGGATGCTGGCGACCTCGAAGGCTCGCTTCTTGCCGGCCGACTTCAACATCTTGTGGACCTGGCCGAGATCGGGAAACTCGCCCTTCGACGCAGCGATGTTGGAGAGGGCCATGATCTGGTTGGCGATGTCTTGTGGTTTGGCAGGGGGCATGGGTTACTCCCGAGGTGTGGGGGACCCGAACACCCCAGTATAGTCGTCTGGGGCATAGATGCCAGAGGACTGACCTGAGCTGAGCGCGGCAGCAGCGGCCTCCTCGGCGCCTCGGGCAGCACGGATGTCGCGCCGACTCTTGCTCTCCTCGATGCTGGCGCCCACCGCATCCATGCGCGACTGGAGGTAGCGGATCTGTGCTTCGATGTGCTTGGAGTCCCCCACACCTCCCAGCCGCTCCCTCATCTGCGTGAGCACCCGCATGGCGTTCTTGGGGCTGAGCCCGAAGTCGTGGACGAGACGACTCACGCCTTCCTCGGGCGAGGCGGAGAGATAGGCGGCAGCGCCCGCCGAGTGCAGCATGATCTGCTCGATGGGGAGGGCGTCGGGGATGTGCGCGGGGGACGCCTCGTTGGCAGTGATCCGCTTGGCGTTGACGCCGATCTTAGAGACCGTGCGGAACATCTCCTCGTTGGCCTCCTTCCAGTTGCGGCTGTTCTTCTCGCCCGGCTTCATCACCATCTTCATCTTGTCGGCAAGCTGCGGGTCGGTGGACACCCGACCGAGCGTGCCGAAGATGCCATTGAGGAAGGAGCCCGGCACGTACTGCTTGGCGTTGGCGATCGCGGCCTCGGCCTTTTGGTCGAGCTCGGTTGTGCCTGTCTCATTACCGCCTTGGTGTGCGATGGTGCTGGCGGTCACCGCTTGAATGGCTGCGAGAACGGCGCCTCGGGCCTCCTCGGGGTTCTTGCCAGAGGCGGCAAGGATGCCAGCAGCGCCCGGCTCATTGAGGGCGTGCTCGCTGGCCTGCTGGATGAACGTGACGGCGTCCGTCATCGCGTTCTTGTCGACGTGCTCGGTGTCGTGGCCGAAGTAGTTGGCGATGGAGTCTGCGATCTCGCGGGCCACCACCCACGACGAGCCGACGATCGGGGCGGCGGGGCCAGCGACGCCGGCGCCCACCGTGGCGCTGAGGACCTTCTGGCCGAAGTTGGGCTGGTTCTCCGCTGCCTTCCCCAGCGCCATGCTGGCGCCGTAGGCCATTGCCCCGGCGGCGGTCTCTGCGGCCTTGGCGTCCGCTTGATTCTGCTGCGTCACGGCGTTGAGGAGGTCGTCGCCTGCCACCTTCTCGCCGGCGTTGGCGCGCGCGAGGAGCTCCTGCGACATCGACATCGTGCGCGCGGTGTCGGCGGCGTCGCGGTGGAGATTGGCCTGCTCATTGGCGAACTGCTCCTCCGCAGCCGTCTTGCTCTTGAGCGCTTGGAGCATGGCTTGGTTGCGCTGCGTCTCTCGCGCCTGCGCCTCCTTCATGAGCTTGTCCTGGCGGGCATAGAGCTCCTGCTTCTGCTGCTCATCGAACTGCCGCTGCTTGTCGGCCTCGCCTGCTTGGAACTGCTGGTACTTCTCGTGCTCCGACTGCGTGGACTGAATCTCCATCGACGCGATCTTCTCGCGTGACTCGCGGTTGGCCGCCTCCTGCTTCTGGCTGGCATCGAGGTGGGCGAGCTGGAGCCTCTCCTCGCTCTTGATGCGTGCTTGCTCCAGCGCACTGCGGGATGCGATCTCCGCGGCCTTCAGCGTGCGGTCGGCGTCGGCGTTGAGGTTGCCGGAGATGATGCCGGCCCCCTGCACCCCTTGGGGATTCAGAGGGTCAATGAGATTGACGGCAGGTGTGGGGGACTGACTCATGCGATCCTCCGACGGTTACCGGCGCCCGGCGACGTGGCGACGCCGTACAGGGCGAGCAGGGCGTTGAAGCGTCCGACGTAGCTCTCGGGGTTGGCGCGGACCATGTTGGCGAGATCGACGCGGCCTTCCATCTCCAGCTGCACGGCGGTGGCCGCAGCGGTATTCCGCATGGCGGCAGCGTTCTGGAGGAGCCCCGCGCCGAGCTGGCGGTAGCCCTGCCGAACCTGTTCCGCCTGGAGCCCGCCCTGCGCAAGCTCGGTGCCCACACGCGCGCGGGTCTCACCGGCGGCCAGCTTGAGCTGCCCGGCCTTGCCCTCGGCATCGGCGGCGCCCAAGGCGACCTGCCCCGCGCCGAGACTGACCTGCCCCAGCGACATCCGAAGATTGGCGAGCGTCTGCTGCTGCTGGTCCCGGATGGTGGCGACCGTGCCCGACACGGCCTGCGCAGTGTCGAAGTTCAGGTTGCGGAGGGCAGCCTGCTGCTCCGCCGGGCTCATCTTGGTGCCGTCGGGATTGAGGCCCGACTGGATACGCTGGCGCTCACCCTGCATGCGACGGTCGATGCCTGCCACCGTGTTGGCGATGTTGTCGTTGGCGCCAGCGTCGTACCCCGACACAGCGCTAGAGGCCGCACTCACGGCGCCCCGCGCGTAGCCGAGGGCCTGCTGCGCCGCGTCACTGATGCTGCCCGCGCTGCGGAAGACGGCGTCGATGTCGCGGCCAAGGTCCCCACGCACCTGGTCGGCCCGCTGGTTGTAGTCGCTGACGGCTTGATCGCCAAGGCGGTTGGCCTCTCCCGCGGCGCCCGTGAGCGTGTCGGCGCCCTGCTGGGCCGGTTCATTGATGGCATCCCCCACACCTCTCACGAAGTTGCCGAACGAGTCGATCTGCCCTTGGTTGCGTCGGAACTGACGATCGGCTGCCCCCTGCGCTCCGGCGACATCCTGGTCGAGGGCGCCGCGGAGATCCGACATCATGCCGCCCGCACCGCCGCCAGCGGCCCCTTGGTTGAGCGAGCGCTGAAGGAGGCTGGTGACGCGACCGGGGGAGCCGGCGAAGAGATTGCGGTTGTAGGGCGACTGACCGGGACCGCCGGGGCGATCCTGCATGGTGATGGAGCCGTCCGGATTGATCTGATACGGACGGCCCGTAGCCTCGGCCCACCCGCTCACTGCCGGACCAGAGGCGGCCCCCACACCTCCCCGTGGCTGCGGGATGGGCCGTCCCTGCGCGTCGGCAGGGGTGCCCCGCTCGACGTTGTTGGACGGGCCGAAGGTCTCCTCACCGAGGAGGGAGTACGGGTGGTTGGCGACGTCGGCCGGCACGCCGGGAATGAGATCGCCGCGCTGGCCGCTTCCGAGATCCACGTTCAGTCGAGTCGGCATGCGAAAGGGGGGAGGCATCGGGTGGTTCCTTACGTGGTCGTCGGGAACGACGTGGTCCGAGAAGCTCGCAGATTACCGCTCACGTTGACACACAGCAGAGTATAGGTGAGCTCGGGGCAGATGATCTCGATGGAGGGGAAGAGGGCAGGTCCCACCACGCCGTTGCGCTCGACGAAATAGCCGGGGTAGAGGGCCGGGCCATCGACCACGCTAATGACCTTGTTGCCCCGACTATCCGTGGGGTACGAACGCTGCGGGTAGAGGAGCCAGGTGTCGTCGTTGCCTGCGAACGCCAGCGCCGAGAAGCGCGCATCGCAGTTGGTCACATCGGTTGCCGCATCCCCGCCGACGTTGACGAACACCGGCTGAGCCGACAGCATGTGCCGGTTGCGTGAGTAGTCGTAAGCCGCGATGTTGGGCTGCTCCTCCGATTCCCGCACTGCGGCGGCGGCGTGCCCCGTCCACCGCGCGTACATGGGAGAGAGACCGAGCCGGGTGCCCGCCGTCGTGCCATACAGGAAGGTGGCGTCGGACAGCTCGATCTCCAGGGTGTTGGCGTCCGTCACGCACCGCACGGTGCCGCTGAGCCCCGCGTGGGGACCGTCGAGAACGTAGAGCTTGCACCGCTCCCACCGCACCGCCGTGGCGCCGATGGAGTTGGGTACCTTCAGCGCGGTGCCTGACGTGAATGCCACAGGCAGGGTGAAGCGAAGGGTTCCCGTCGGGTGCAGCATCGTCTGCTTTGTCTTGACGCGGGAGTAGTCCGGCACGAACACCCGCCACTTCGGGTCCGCGCCGGCGCCGCCGGGCTCCACCTTCTGCACGAAGCACGCACGACGCTGGAAGTTCAGGTTGTCGTTGTCGAAGTCGTAGGGGATGAGCCCCTCGGTGGCGTGCTGGAAGTCCATGTCGTAGAGCTCGGTGATGACCGAGGTGCGAAGCCACAGCAGCACGGCCGTCTTGAGCGACGTGTTGACGAAGTAGATGGTCTCAGTCGCCGCGTCGTATGCCCCCTCCACGCCGTCGATGGTGCCCTTCCAGTCGTCCTGCACCAGACTGTTGAGGGACTGGATGTCGGTGACGGCGCCGCGGTCGCTCACCGTCTTGACGCCACTCTCCAGCACGATGTACGCCTCGCTGCCCACCTCCACGGCGCCGCGATCGGTGGGCGACCCAATGGAGGTCTGGAGGGGCGTGCCCTTGACGAAGAAGTTCTCCTTGCGGAAGTGGTAGAGGCCGACGAGCGAGTACCCGATGACGTTGGTACCCACCCGCAGGAACCGCAGGATGTCCTCAACCGGAGCGCTGAGGAAATACTTGTTGAAGGGCGACACCTGCTCCAAGTTGATGTCGTAGGGGTTGGACCAGCGGACGACCCCCACACCTCCCCTCTGCGTGTCGAACTCCTGCGTCTTGGCGAAGAGGGCCATGCCGTCGTACATGACGCCGGCGCCCGCAGTGGGCATCTCGGCGTCGTACTGGAAGTCGCCGGCGAACGTCAGTTGTGCCGCCAGGATCGGGTCGATGAGGGTGTAGAAGTAGTAGGCCCGCTTCCACGGGGCGCTGAGCCCGCTCTGGTTGGTGGCCAGGTACGTGGCGAGGCTGATCTGCTGGTCGAGCTGGTAGGCGCTGTTGTTGACGCCGCGGACGGTGCGGTACACGAGAAGCTGGTCGTACTTGTCGCTGTCGTACACCAGCTCCAGCAGCGGGAAGAGGATGTACTCGCGGGCGCTGTTGTACGCCAGACCGTTGGTGCTCTCCGCCCCGCCCACACTGTTGGAAGCGAGCTGGCTGAGCTGGCTCTTGCGCCCGGTGACTGAGTTGTAGAGCTGGTACGCGAAGGTGTACGCGGACGGCGGACGGGTGATGGCAACAGAGTTGCCGCCCAGCGGACCCAGGTTGCTGGTCCACACGTAGTGGCTGGCATCGAACACGGGGTCCGCCTGATCCGCCGGCGTCACCGACCACAGCGACAGACCCGACGGACCTTGCAGGGTCGTGGCGCCATACTGGATGCCGGTCACGCCTGTGAAGAGAGCAAGGTGGACTCGCCCCCGCGCCGGCTCGCCGCCCGTGGGGTTGTTGAACTGCACGAGCGCCGCGCTCTTGGTGGTGAACACACCGGCAGGATCGGACGTCATCGGCGTGCCGGTCGCGCTGGCAATGATGGCTGTGGGGGAGTCGAGGAGCGGCTGCTCGCCCGGCCCCGTGTCCGTCTTGATGACAACAGAGGAGCCGTCGTGGTAGAAGAGAGTGGGCTCCTTCCCCTCCACCAGTACGTAGACGAACTGCCCCTGTTCCAGCTTCGAGAACACCAGGCGGTCGGCGTTGCTGACGCCGGCGAAGGTGCGGACGGTGACCGGCCCGTTCCACGACGTTGACGTGCCCTTGCGGTATTCGAGGAAGATCGTGAGATCGAGGGAGGAGGAATCCCACACCACGTAGACGAAGCCCCACCCTTGGTCAGCGACGCCGATGCGGAAGGAGACCGGCATGAACGCCACGATCGTCTGCTCGGCGTTGTGCCCGCTGCGGACCACGCCGCTGAGATCGCGCACGAAGCGGAAGCCAGCGTGGGGAGTGAGCCCACCGTTGGCGTTGCCGTCGAACCCAATCAGCTCATACGCCTTGCCGTAGGGCGTGAAACACCGACGACCCTCTCGGGTCTCGGTGGTGGTGATGAGCTGATACATCCACTCCGTGCGGTCGCTCTCGCTCATGGCATGTTTCTCCACTTCCTCTGCGACAGCCGGAACAACCCAATGTCCCCTTCCCGAAGGATATCGAGGTTCCACTTCCCTGTCTTCTCAAAGAGGGTCCCCCACACCTCCCTGAACTTCCCTCGGTCGTGCCACTCACCGACGATCACGCCGATCTTGTCGAGCACCGTGCAGTTCTGGAGAATGTTGATCTCGGAGCCCTCGCAGTCCAGCTTGAGGAGGTCGAGCACCGACCAGCCCATGTCCGCCATGATCTCCTCGATCGTGAACGTGTTCACGGCGCCGGCCTCCCGGTACCGAGGGTCGGACGGAGGTGTGGGGGACTCACCGACGTAGGTTCCCCCGCTGTTGCTGGAGCCGGGGAACACCGTCGAGTTCACGGCCACCTGCGGCGCGCCGTAGTAGACGGCGCCGGTGAGCACGTTGTTGTAAGAGTGGTACCCGTTCACGCGGGAGAGGGTGTTGTTGTCCCGGATCGGGTCGACCCCCACACCTCTCGCGCGCAGGAACCGCTGGTGGACGCGGCGGGCGAAGGTCCCGATGTGGCTGCCGACGTCGATGAAGTTGGCGATCGGAGAGGGGAGGTCGGACACGCGGTAGCAGTCGTCGATGATGACGTCGCGGACGATGACCTCGTCTTGGTCGAACAGCTCCTTGCGGACCACGAAGCCAGGGAACGCTTTGGACGAAGCGGAGATCATCATGGGAGACGGTCCTTGATGGCCGCAAGAACGCGGTCGGGTGTGAGGTGGAGGAGAGACGCGCAGGCGACGTCGCAGCGCTTGTGGTAGCCGGCGCCCCACTCGAAGTTGCAGCCGGTGCATGAGACGCGGTCGGCGGCGGTGAGCATGGTGACGGACGGCATGTGCTCGAAGAACTCCTTGGGGGAGGGTCCAGTGAGCGCGAGGAAGGGCTTGTCGAGCGTGCCCGCGAAGTGGCACGGCCCGCTGTCGTTCCCGACGATGATGTCGGCGCGGCGCATGAGGGCAACCATGTCGTAGAGGGTGACGCCGCCGATGGCCCACGGATAGATGTGCGCATCGGCCCACCCCGACGTCATCACGATCGGGTTGCAGCCCGCGGCGATGAGGTCACGCGCCAGGATGCTGTAGTAGATTGGGGGCCACTCGCGCGGCTTCCACACGACCTCGGGGAAGATCAGGACGCGGCGGCCCTTCGAGTGGGTGGCCTCGTCCCGACCACGCCACTGATCGTCGGCCCACGCCGCCACGCTCGGGTGGTCGGGCTTGGCAGGCGGCCGCACGAACGGGATGTCCCCCACACCATAGCCACGGAGCCACGAGCGGAGCCAGCCGATCTGGCCGACGATGCCCTTGGGCGGGTGCTCCTTGGGTCCCGGCCTCGTCGTGCGCCACTCGTCGGGAATGGAGAAGATGTCGAAGGCGGGGAGCGATCGCTGCGGGTTGAGGTACACCTCGATGCCAGCGGCGCGGGCGGAGTGCATGAGCCACGAGTAGACGACCGCGTCGCCAATGCCGTGGCAGATGTTCTCGATGACGATGCCGGTCTGCGGTTCAGAGGGGACCCCCACACCTCTCACGGTCACGATGGCGTTGGAGAATCCGGGGCGCCGCCGCGGGCACTTCAGGTAGGGGAACCGCCACTTGGGGCCGTCGAGGCGGGCGATGGGGCGGTCACCACAGCCGCAGTCGTTGCAGTAGAGCTCGGTGCCCTCGCCCTCCACAACGCGGAGAGAGGGGCATGGCTCTTGGTGCTTCTCGCCGGAGAGGTCGACGCCGGTGCAAGAGATGGCCCGCTGCTCGACGATGTCGAGGGGCGCCTCCTCTTGCTGGAGCACGCCGCGGCTGGCGATGCTGCGGCTGAAGCTGTACGCTTGGTCCCAAGTGTCCTTCACGCGGTCCCACCGGGTGCGTGGCGCCAGCGACTCGATGGCCTCGGTCTCGCTGAGACCGGCCAGCTTCTCGCGCACGGCCCGCTCCAGGTCCGCCCCGTGCGGTGCAGAGGCGGCTACCGCCAGCTCCTCGCCGAGCACGGGCGCTGCGTTGAGGATGTACTCCTCGGCCCGGCGCCCGCTGAGATGCTTGCCTGCGATGGTGAGGATGACGCGGGGGTTGACGTCGTGAATGGGAGAGCGCATGACTCCCGCCACGATGTCGGCCGCGTACTTCGCGCGGTACTGCGTGGCCTCAGCCGAGGCGGGGTCCATGCGAAAGCACTGGTCGCAGTCGTCGATCGACATGCCGGCGGGCCAGCCGACGAGGATGTCGACCTCGCCGCAGGAGGGCGCCACGCTTCCGGCCCGTCGGCAGGAGCACTCCTGCGTTCGGGCCTGCTCGCGTGCGACCATCCGGGCGCGTTCTTCGGAGGTGTGGGGGATCGGCATGTGGGAATCTCACGGGTGACCAGCACCGCACGGCGCGGGGCAGTCGTGTGGGAAGTTGGCAGAGCCCGCAGGGTAGCAGGTGGACGGCTGGTGGACGTCCTGAAGGGCGATGACGTCGCAGGCTTCTTCGGTCGTGGAGGCAAGGCACACGTCGTTGGGAGTGAGGACGACGCCGAAGGCCGTGTAGCAGCAGTCGATGCAGGTGACCAACGGGCCGCTGTAGGTGGGGGACGATGGAGGGGCGCACCAGCAGCAGTCGCACGCGATGTAGTGGGCGGAGCAGCCGCAGAGGTTGTAGGTGTGGCCGCCGTCCGTAAAGGTGAGGGGGCAAGTGAGACCGAGGGAGCCGTCGGTGCAGTGGGCGATGGTCTCGTTGCAGTCGGAGCGACCCACGCACGAGAAGGGGCCGCTGCCGCCGCTGGAGCCGCTCCCGCTGCCCGAGGGGACGCCAGAGCCCGAGCCTCCACCGCTGCCGCTGCCCGAGCCTGAGCCGCTGCCTGAACCCGAGCCGCTGCCGCTCCCGCTGCCGGACCCAGAGCCCGAACCCGAGCCACTGCCGGAGCCGCTACCGCTTCCCGAGCCGCTACCAGACCCGGAGCCCGAGCCACTGCCGGAGCCTGAGCCGCTGCCGGACGGTGGACGGCCCGATGGAGGACCGGAGCCAGGTGGGGAGGTGTAGATGATCTGCTCGATGACCTTGCGGGTGATGAGCAGGATGCGAGAGGGGGAGATGGCGGACTTGATGTTGAGGGCGGGCTGCACCAGCTTGCGACCGAAGCCGTCACCAAAGACGAGACCGCTGTTGGGCTTGTTCGTGGGGACCATGTCCGCCATGTACACGCCCATCAGGTACTTCGCTTGTTTGGACGTGTCAATCGGCATCAGGGCGCAATGGGCTCGATGGGGGTTTCACGAACGATGCGGATGACTTCCTCGGTCTCGACGGGGCTCAACGGGCCTGGATCGAACGGGATCTTCAGGGACAGCCCCGGCTGCGACGCGCGGCGCCCGAAGGCATCTCCGAACTTCGGGTGCTTGGACGGCGTGTTCGAGGGGATGAGCTCCTCGCTCGCCTTCGCCATGAGGTACTGCGGTCGGTTGGAGCTGTCGAACGGCATGGCATTACTCGTTGAAGGACCACACGTCGAAGCCGAACAGAGCAGTGTTGTCCACGGTGTTGCGGTTGTAGTGCTGGATGACGCGGCGCTGCATCTTCGTCCGGTCCATGAGGCTCTTGAGCGCCCGCTGGTACTGGAGCTCGAACTGCACCAGCCGCTTCTGGGAAGCGTCACGCCCCGTCATCACCGACATCGACGTCTTCCACGCCACCGCGCTCCAGAGCTGACGCATGCCCAGCGGGGCGATCTCATACACCACAGACTGCCCATTGTCGGGCAGGGCCGTGGCGCTCTGCGTCATCGCGCTGCCAACCGTCACGGTGCGGGTGTCGACGTCATACGCGGTGATGGTGCGTTCCTGCCACTGCCGCATCGGGCTCAGCACGCGGAGCACCATCCCGATGTAGGCGTTGGGGCGGAGGTCGCGGAGCCCAATGTCGGGCGTGGACGCAAGCTGCACCTGCGTGGTGCTCACCACCGTGCCTGTCCCATAGTGCAGGTTGGTGTCGCCCGAGGGCACCCCCAGGATGATCCACGAGTTGCTGCTCACGGAGGGGATCGGGTCGAAGACGATCTCGTTGCCCTCGATGCGCCAGCCTGCCTGCCACGGGTGCAGGTCGCCGCGCGGGCGCCAGTCCGCCGTGATGAAGCCAGAGGCCGCGTCCTTCTGCACCAGCCGCACCACGCTGTCGAGGACTGCGGGGATGACGTAGCGGGCCTGGTTCTGCACCAGCGAGAACGTGAACGAGATGAGGGGTAGGTGGTCCGCCGACAGCTTCAGCATGCCGAGGGTCTCGGCCCACGCATCGGCAATGAACTGCCGCACCAAGATGTCGTCGGTGTACTTCGACGTCACCTCCGGCTCGTCGGTGTTGATGCGGATTTTCTCGATGACCGACTTGAGGAAGGAACCGCTGGAGTGCATTGCTCACCTCCTGAAGTCGTCATTCGTCAGATGGAGAGGAACCTGCCCAGTCACGACCTGGCGCGCGGAGTCCTCCATCCCATGCGCCTTCAGTTTACGCACCCACTCCTTCCGCATCTCGGCCTGCTCCTGCCGCTCGCGCACAGTCATCGCCTCGGCCTCGTCGATCTGCCGCTGGATCTCCTTCAGCGCCTCGGCGCGGGGCCGCAGGAGCCGCATCAGCTCAATAAGATCGTACCCTTCCGTCATCTGATCGGGATGGTACGGGAACGCCTCCAGCTCCATCATCAGCTTGTCCGGTCTTGAGAACCAGTACGCGAGCACGAAGTTGCCGGTGTACCGATGGCGGTACAGGAAGAGGTCGTTGGCGACCGAGCAGCCGCACTCCTTGGCTCGGCGTCGAACGCTTACGAGGAATGGTCCGTCGGGGAGGACGACGTGGCGGGTCGGCATCCAGGTGATGGCGCCAACCTTAAGGGCACGGGAGGCGACCCTCGCTGGGTTGTGGGAGCTCATGTCGTCATAGTAAACAACAACCCCCGCCTTTGCAAGCGGGGGCTGCTCTGCGGACAGCGCCGGGCCTCGAAAGTTGGATTAGTCGCCGAAGACGCGGCTGGTGGTGATGCCGTCGAACACGACGCCGCGGATCTGACGCGCCGGGAAAATCTGGGCACGCACCTGGCCGGGCATCATGGTCGCTTCGGTCGGCATCGCGTTGCCGCCTGCGTTCACACGCAGGATGGGGAACCGCGTCATCTGGCCGCCGGTGAGGGCCGGCATGACGAAGCGGAAGGGCAGCTTGTCGGGCAGCTCAGGCAGCCCACCCTTCTTGACCATGTCGGGATCGGGCGGCACGGCGAGCTGGAAGTTGGCGCTGTTGTTGACGCCCAGCATGTAGCCATCTTCCAAGTAGTCCGACGTGCGCTTCTTGTAGACCTTGCCATCCACGACGAACGACTCGCCGACGATCGAACCACGACCCTGCTGGCTCGACGGCTTGCCGTTGACCTCCATCTTCTCCTTGATGGTCTCGGCCTCCACCATGTTCCGCCACAGACCGCGGCACGCGATCAGGGTGTCGATGGTGTCGCCAGTGCGACGGAACGCGACGTCGATCGACTCAAGGTACTGCGCGAGCAGCTCATTGGTCATCGGGCCGCTGATCGACTTGTGGAAGCTCTTGAAATCCGCGTTGCTGCGGATGTCGATGAAGTCGTACTTCGTCGCGCCGGTGATGGCGTTGGAGCCCAGGATGACGTTGTCGGCAGCCGCCGAGGTGGCGCCCCACTTGAAGAAGTCACGCCAGCCGAAGAACTTGGCGAACACCGGGGTGGTGCCGCCATAGGTGTTGGCCGGGGTGACGAAGGCCGACGGCAGCGAGTTGGCGCTGGTGGTGAAGCCGTTGCCGCCCGCCGCGCCGCCGAAGGTGAACGAGCCCGAGCCCGCGTAGGTGGTGTCCACCCACAGCGTAACCTTGCCGGCCACGTCGTCGACGTTCGCCACGAAGCACCGCACACGCGACGCCTCATCGGCGTTGTTCGCGTCGGCGGCGCCGGCGTCGTTGCGCTGGTTGAGACGACGACCGTTGATGCCTGCCGTGCTCGGTCCGCCCGTCGGCCACACGTCGACTTCCATGCCCACCATGAAGCGATGGGTCGTCTTCTCGACCGGCTGGAAGGTGACAAGCTGGTTGGTCGAGTCGATGTCGGAGCCCGCCACGGTCGACGGGAACGTGCCCAGCACGTTGTTGCTGTTCTCGTAGAACGAGGTGGCGAAGAACTGCGAGATTCGCTTGCCCAGGCCGCGCAGCTTGGGAGCAATGAAATCACGCACCGCCGCCGGCACATTCTCCATCGCCGACTCGGACAGCGTCAGCAGCAGGTTCGTCTCGAACGAGTAGAGATCGAACGCGATGCCGAACTGGTCCGGCGCCAGCCCGTTGGTCGGATCGGGCCACACCTTCGAGACCGTCTGGAGCTGGGCGAAGTTCGGACCCTTGCCCGTGCCACCGAGGATGCCCGTGCGCACCGCGCCGCCGGGGGTGGCCGCGTTGACTTCGCCGTACATGCCGAGGGCGTAGTCGTTGAGGTTGCCGCCGCGGATGACACCGCCCGCGTCACGGTGGTAACGCTTGCGGTAGCGGAAGTCTCGGCCGAGCTCACCCGTGGGGGTGAGACCGATCGAGCCCAGCACCATGTCGTTGAAGATGGGATCGGCGACCCGCACCTCCACAAGCATGGATTTACCCAGGATCTCCTGAATCGACCCTGAGATTTTGTCGATGAACTGGTTGGTGATAGGCGCGGCCATGCTTGTTCACTCCCGACGACGGCTCCTCGCCGTCATTGCGAAATCTATGCGGACTGAAGCGCGCTTGACGCGGCGCGCATGAGCTGATCTTCGAGGCTGGTGTTGATCGCGTTGTCCCGCTCCGACGCCGTCATCCCCATGACTTCGGCGACGGTGGGCATTGCCTTGGGCTGAGTCTTCGCCAAGTACGACGCAAGGGGATCGTGCGGGCTGGTGCTGCGGCCCACCGTCTTCGCCATCTTGACGAACGGGGCAATCCGCTTGAGCACCTCGGGCATCGCCTTCTTGATGGCGTCCTCCACCCACGTCACATCCGTGACGCCCGACGCACGCTCCTGCGTGATCCGGTTGGTGAGATGGACACCCGCGGCCCGGCGCAGCTCCTCATCGAGGTTGGCACGGAAGGCGGCAGCCTCCTCGGGGGAGCCACCGTCGGCCACCACCTTGAGCACCGCCTTGACGTCCTCGCTGCTGTCGAGCGCCGAGGTCACCGTCATCTTGACGTGGTTCCGCAGCATCGACGCGGTGAGCTGCTCAGCGGTCGAGGGCTCGCGCGGAGTCTGGGATTCCCCCACACCTCCCTCGGGTTTCTTCTCGGACGGGTAGAACTTCTCGGCCTGCGCCTCGGCCTCGGCCTTGCTCCACCCGGCAGCCATGTACTGGCGGATGGTGGCAGCGCGGGCCGCATCGTTGGGAGCGTCGTCGCGTCCGAAGAGGACCTTCTGGTCCTGGCGGAGCTGCTCCAGCTCGCGGGCGTTGGCCGCGGCGGCTTCGCGCTCGGCGGCAAGCTGAGCCAGCGTGAGCTCCTGCCCACCAACCGTCACCTTGGTGTCGAGGTTGATCGCAGGAGCGGCCGGCTTGGCGCTCTGCATCGACTTGTCGACGACAGCGCCGCCCAGTGTTTCGGTGCCTGCATTGGAGCCAGAACCAGCATTCAGAGCATTTTCATCAGCCATTGCCTACTCCTGCGAATGAGCCGGTGGGAACCCCCACACCTCCCTGACTTCCCGAAAGCATACCACCCGGAGGTGTGGGGGGCAAGCCACCCCCCATCATCGCCGCGGTGTAGGGATCGGGGATCGACTGCGGGACCATCTTGCCTTGGTAGCTGAGGAGGAGATCGCGGTACTTGGTGAACTCGTCGACCACCTCCGCGCTGGCGAGGTGCATCTCGGGCGAGGACATGAAGGCGTTGAGCACCGTGAGCTGGAGCGCGGGCGAGGCAGTGCCGGCGGTCTCCCACACCAAGGGGCCGGGCGTCTGGCCGTCGCCGTAGATCATGAGGATGTGCTGCACCACGCTGCGGTAGGCGGCAACATCGTCGTCCATCCACACCGCGGGGTCCCACCCTTCCTTGATGGCGAGCAGCTTGTACTGCTGCATCGACACCTGGTTCTTGTCGAGGTAGTCCTTCGCCTCCTGCTTCCGCACGGACTTGGACTTGGGCGAGTTCTCCTTGACGCCGAAGGAGAGGCGGTTGAGGTCGGGCACGCGGTTCTCGGTGAGGGACAGGGTGCCCTCGTCGAAGTTGATGACCGCCCCGATGAGCGTGAGGTCCACGCGCTTGACGGGCAGCTTCGCGGGCGACCGCATGAGCCGTGCGAACGCCTGCTGCGTCACGCCCCGGTGCAGGTCGGAGAACGCGCGGACGGTGTTGGAGATGGGCGAGATCGCCGAGCGCTGGCTCTCCTCTTCGAGGAACTGGAGCCCGCTGTAGCTGTCGACGCGGCCCTTCTCGGCCAGGATGTCGCGGATCGGCAGGCGGCTGCGGATCGCGTTCTCCAGGTAGAGGGCCGTCTTGCCAGGGATCTCGCCGGCGTTGTTCATGGGGATGGTCGTCGGGCGGAAGTCGCTGTTGCCCAGCAGCGAGGGCTCCTGCTTGAGGGTGATGAGGCGGAGCCCGTGCGGCCCGGTGTCGTTCATCACCATGCGCTCGTCGAGGGCGCCCGGCGGGATGAGGACCGGCGGGTACCGATCGAGGTCGCGCACGTTGTTGATGAGCGACCGCATGTTGAGTTCGAGCTCGCGGCACATCGTGTACACCGCGTCGAAGAGACCGGCGCCGTAGAAGTCACCCGTGTTCCAGAAGCGACCGATGCCCAACGGGCAGTAGTATTCGGAGTTGCGGAAGTCCCGGTTCTCGATGGTGACGTGGCCGCTGCCGATGGCGTACTGGATGCAGGTGCCCGCCGGCCCGTCGAGCCACAGCTCCCACACCTTCGCTTCGAGGTACGAGCTCTTGTCCTGGTTGAGGGAGTAGGCTTGACCAGTCGCCTGCACCGGCACGCCGCCCAGCTCCAGCTCGCTCGCGTAGATCGGCTTGCGGCGGGCAATCGTCATCTTCTCCAGGTTGCGGGTGATCTTGGACCCGTACACCTCCTTGAGCTGATCCACAGGCACCGGACGAATGCGGATCTTGCCGCGCACCTTGGTGCCGTCGAAGCCCACCGCGGGGAACGAGAACAGCTCGAAGGGATGCACGACTTCGAGGTCGGTGGTGAGCCCAATGGTGGGGTGGTCAACAAGGTGCCCGGTGATGCCGCAGGTGCCCAGGATCGACACCAAGTGCGCGTACTGGGCCTTGACGGCGTTGAAGTGGTCCTCGTTGTAGACGCTGTCGAGCACCGCCTGCGTGACGCCCGCGTCGCGGACGGTCTGCATGGCATCGCCCCGCCGGGCGGTCGAGGGCCACAGGTCCATCTGCTGGATCAGGCCAGCAACCTTGTTGACGTGCGTGAGCAGCTCCGGCACCGACAGCGGCATCTTCCCATCATCGTCCACTTGGAAGGTGTAGAGGGTGGGCGCCGGACCCGCCGCCACGGTGAACCGCCGCACGCCCTGCATGTACCCGTGAGCGAGCTGATACCGCAGCGTGCGCCACCGGATGCGCGCCTCCTCCAGCGTGATGTGGGCCGCGATGAGCTTCGCAAGCTCCTCGCCATCATCCGGTAGGATCGGGCTGGTGTTGATTACTGCTGACATGTGGCGTCTCCGGCGGCTTACTCACAGGTGGCTTCGGTCTCGTCGGATCGTACACCATCTCGTAGCTTCCGTCACCAAACATAGTGGTGGCGGACGACGAGGACAGCAGTTCTTCGAGGTCCGCGGGCAGCTTCGCGTCCTCAGAGACCGAGGGGTCCCCCACACCTCGGTCCACGTTCGCGGAGGTGTGGGGGACCTTGCCGCCGTAGTACGCCTCGGCCAGCATCTCGAAGTAGGCGAGGGGGATGGTGACGGTGGGAATCTTATTCATAGGCCGCTAGCTCCCATTCGTGGAATCGCTCCAGTTCACGAGACACGCCCCCATCGGGAAGAATCCATCGAACGTAGTAGAAGTTGGTGCGCCCCGAGGCGGTTTCATATGCCTCACGAGCAACGACCGCCCCCACGAGACAACGAGTGTTGGCTGGTCCTTCGTGGTATGTGACGAGTTGCTTGATGTCGAAGCTGAATCGAATGACACTCATGGGAGTTGGTGCTCCGGGATTTTGAGCTTGGGGTTGGGCAGCTTGTACAGCGTGCGGTTGAGGGCCGCGGTGACGTCGGCGGGGGTGAGCTCGTGGGCACCGAGCAGGAAGGTGGGGATGCCTGTCTTGGAGTCGACGAGCTGGCCCTCGCGGAACTTCTTGGCGTGGTCGGCGACAGGGGAGGTAGACAGCGGGACGGAGGGCAGGCCGCGCAGGATGCGAGCCGAGCACGCCATGCCGGCGAGGTCGATGAAGTCGTCGTTGGCGAGGCCGCAGTTGCGGGCGTAGGGGTTGAAGCCCTGGAGCTGGAGGAGGAAGAGGGACCACGGGTGCCGGTTGCAGAGGAAGAGGGGGAACTTGAACAGGCCGTGCGTGAAGCGGCGGGTGAGCGAGGCGTCGATGCGGCTCCCCTTGTCGGCGGTGCCGGGGTTGAAGGGGATGATCGTGGGGATGTAGTCGAACTCCTTGAGCATCTCCAGCGCGTTGTCACGCACGATGGTCTGGAGATCCTCGACGAGGGAGGAGCCGTCCTTGATGGCCTCGGGGTACATGACGTCGACCCGCCACCGCTGCGCGAGCGTGAGGGCCGCGTGGACGAGCTTCTGCTGCGTGCATTTCTCGCCCCAGAGGTCGAGGAAGAAGACGAGGCCGGAGGGCGCCACCGCGAACACGCCCGCCGCCTTGTAGTCGGAGGAGGCGGTGTCGGTGAACGAGGTGTCCAGCGTCATGTAGAAACGCCAGCCCAGCTCCTTCAGCTTGTTGAGCGGGATCTCGTGCCGCTCTCCCTTGTAGTAGTAGATGAGGGGGGTGGCGGATCGCCACGGGTTCTCCGAGAAGTCGACGTCGGGCTCGCCGAAGCGGAAGCCGTGCGCCTCATCGGTGATGTCGCCGAAGTGGGAGGCGCCGCCAGCGCCGGGGTTGGCAAGGTACTCCGCTTGGAAGACGGCCTCGCCGAGGGTCTCCCGCATCTCCGGGATGGTCTCGGTGTCGACGGGCAGCCGCAGGGCCTTCTTCTCGGCCTCGTCGATCGGCCACATGTGGGGCCACGCGCTGCGCTCACGCCCGTCCTTGCCGACGAGCACGATGGGGATGATGATGCGGAACCACTTGCCGAAGCGTGGGTCGATGGGCCGCTCGATCAAGCGCCCGTCGATCTCCTCCTTGGTGGTGTTGATCGCGGTCCACAGGTAGGCTTGCTTGGTGACGAAGGTGCCCCGCCAGGAGCACCGGGCGCCGGAGCGGCGAACCATCGGGAGGGCGACGTTGAAGATCAGGCGCTCGACGTTGGCGCGGAGGACCTCGTTGGAGGTGGACTCCTTGGGGTCGTACTCGGGGTCGTCGAGGTAGTAGACGCGGGGACGGAGACCACGCTGACGGGACTGGGCCGAGGTGCAGAAGAGGCTGCTGTTGTTGCACAGCGTGAAGTTCGCCATGCCCCAGGCGCCCGACCCGCGGTTCTTCTTGAGCGTGCCCTTGAGCCCGTACTCGGGCGCGAAGTCGTCGATGACGCGGCGGTTCTCCTCGAACTGGATCTTGCACCGCTCGCCCATGATGTTGGTGAGGTCGTCGGTGGAGGTGGCGTAGGAGATGCGGAACACGGGCTCCGCGAGCATCTGTGGGAGGATCTCCTTGGCGATGCCATAGCTCTTGGCGAAGCCGCGGGGACCCACGCCCGCGCTCATTCGGTACCGCATGGCGGCGAAGTGGAAGAGGTCGTGCCCCTGCGGGGAGGGGCACCACATGTCGTAGAAGTAGGGGTTGAAGTCCGCCTCTTCGTCGGCGGTGAGGTAGTAGTCGTCGAAGAAGTGGACCACGCGCACGAAGCGGAGGGCTCGCTCCTCGGGGTCCTGCGTGCAGAGATGCTGCCGCACGGCGTTCACGCGCGCCTGGCGCTTGCCCTCAACGGTAAGAGAGGCGTAGTCCTTGGGGAGACCACGCCTCTCGTTGGGGTCGTCGGAGTTGAGGGGGATCGGGGTGACGCGCATGATGGGTCCCCCACACCTCTTAGGCAGGGTTTGCGGGGTCGATGACTGCGATGACCTCCTCGTCGGTCATGATGAGGAGGGGGTCCTTCACGGTGGCGTCGCCGACCGGGACGCCTGCGTACTGGGCAAACATCACGCGCTGACCGGCGCGGTGGACGGAGTCGATGCCAGAGGCGACGACGATAGCGGTGTGCTGGGGGCTGCGGAACCCGTCGGCGATGACGATGCCGGCTTCGGTGACGGATGGGGGGACGTCTCGACGGACGAGGATTCGCTTGCCGACGGGCCGGATGAGGCGGGCGTCGAGCTTGCTGAGGTCGAAGACGGCGGGGGCGGGGACGTCGGACATGTGGGATCTCCTTCAAAGAAGCGTTGCAGATACCGGGGAACGGCGATGCGGAGCAGGAACGCGAGCATGAGGTCCTCGCGCGCCGTGAATCGCGGGACCGTGGGGAGCAGGAGCATGTGGGCCAGGTACCAGCGGCAGTAGTCGTAGAGGACGTTGGCCGTGGGGTCGATCATCTGCTCGATGAGCTGTCGCTGACCGGAGACGACATCGAGCCTGACTGCGGCGGGGTAGTGGATGCCGAAGCCCACGAGGGTGTGACGCACGACGTTGCGGAACGCCGTGGGATCAGTCGCCGAGTGGTACGTCCGCAGGATCTCCACCAGCCGCTTGATCGCCTTCTCCCCCGCCTCGTCGATCTTCGGGCACGCGGACTGTGATGCCATCAGCGTCAGCGATGGGGTTGGTTGTGATCGGTCGGGGCGGAAGGGTGCGGACGGTAACTTCGGCTGTTTGGGTGTTGCCGTGCTCATCGGTGCGGGTGCCTTTGACATTGGTGAGGTGGCCGTTCATAGCCATGAGGTCCTTGCCCATGTTGTGGAGCAGGGCCATCGCGCGGAGCGCGGTGCTGTCGTCCTCGGCGTTGCGGGTGATGTTGACGAGTCGCTCCGTCATCTCCTTGCGAGTGAACGAGGTGGAGATGAGGCCGGCGCCCATGCCTTCGAGGCCGAAGAACGAGGAGACCGCCGCGAGGTCGGGCGACAACTGCTCGACCACGAATGGGCTGTTGGGGTCCGGCTTGATGACGGTGGTTTCAGGCGGCATGGCGTATCGGTTGTTGGGGGGTCCCCCACACCTCTCAGACGACATTGCCGGCGAAGGTGTCCAAGTCGACCGTTGCGTGGTCCGCGGTGACGACGATCGTGAGGTGGTAGTTGCCGGCGACGACGGTGTTGAGGCCGAGCAGGGCAACGGCGTGGTCGCGGACAGCGAGCCAACGCTTCTTCACGTCGGGGTTGAGGTCGGTGGTGGGGATGGTGGAGATGTGGGAGGTGAGGGCGGTGGCGTTTCCGACGGCGTTGATGGAGACGTTGTCGAGCATGTGGGAGACTCCAGGGGGATGAGGCGTGCGCGAAAAGCGGGTGAAGTCGAGAGCAAGGTACTGTAACCGGGATTGGGGTCGTCGTCAATAGCCGAGGTGTGGGGGGTCGGGTCGCAGTAGTGGCGGGAGACGTCGCGTGTCTGCATGACGAGCTTGGTGTCGAGGACACGGGCGGCCTGCGCTGCGAGAAGGCGGAGGGCGCTGCTCATGGTCTCGCGTACTTCGGGTGGGTTGCTGAGGTCGACGTTCTTGCGGGCGAAGAGGAGGGTGCCGAGGATGCGCTCCCAGGCGAGGGCGGGGACCTCGGGGTTGAGGCGGGAGGTGTGGGGGTACGGCGAGGGGTCCTTGCGCCCGGCGCCCGCGGTGTAGGCGGGGTCCCAGAACTCGGACTGACCGAGGGTGGTGATGGTCTCCAGGGCCATCACGAACTTGAAGTAGTGGACCAGGCGTTGGCCGGTGGGGGAGACGATGGGTGGGCAGGCGATCGCGCGGAGGAAGTCGAGGAACTGGTCCAGATTCCACCCGAAGGGGGCGAAGTGGGCGTGGAGGGACTCGAAGGTGACGAAGAACGTGCCGGCTCCGAGCTGAAGTCCAGAGATTCCAACCTCGTTTAGGGCTTGACAGGTTGTGGGGGGAGAGTAAGATGAGCGCTTCTTACTTGGCATCTTTGGCCCTTTTCAGGAGTCGGTTTATGACAGGGACCGCGATTCAGCTACAGACGACGAACCCGTTGGAGATCGCGCACACGCTCAGGCGGGGGTTTGACGTGGGAGAGAGGGTGCCCGGATTGTGGTGGGGCAATGGCACGTTCTATCGGTGGTACGGGGGAGACAGGTGGGTGCGCGAGAGCGTGGAGGACATGACGAACGAGCTGTGGAGGCTGCTGGGGATCTCGGTGGTGGTGACCGGCGCGGGGACCTCCGTGGAGACCAGGCGCCAGTATACACCGAGTACGGGGAAGGTGAAAGACGTGATGGCCGCGCTGAAGGCCGTGTGTCAGATGCCAGGGTCAGAGTTGCCGCGGTGGCTGATTCCGGGGGAGGGCAGGCCCGATCCGCGGAAGGTCATGGTGTTCCGCAACGCGATCATCGACATCGAAGCAAGCGCACGGGCGGGCCAGATGGTGGCGGTGGGTGGCGGGTGGGAGTGGCTGGGCACCACAGCGTTGACCACGACGTGGGACCCCGAGGCCAAGTGCCCAACGTGGGAGCGGTGCCTGAAGGAGTGGAGCGACGGCGACGAGGTGTGGGGGGAACTTCTGGAGAGGAGCTTCGCAGCCTGTCTCATGGGGTACCGGGATTGGGGCAGGATGTTGGTACAGTATGGGGCCACGCGGGCAGGGAAGGGCACGAGTACGAGGGTGCTGAAGAAGCTCATGCAGAAGGGGTGCGTGGTGGGCGTGGGACCGCAGCAGGCCGTTGGGCAATACGGGGCGGAGATTGTCTGCGAGCCAGATGTCGTGATTTTCACCGACGTGGGTGCTTTGGATGATGTGGATGGCAGGAAGTTGGCCGAGCTGCTCAGGCAGATGATGGGCGGGGACGGAACGAGTTTTAGTAGGAAGTACGGTGCTATTGCGCGGGGAGTGGAGTTCCGCAGCTTCCCGATCGTGCAGACGCACTACGTGCCGGACCTGCCCAACGAACAGGGGGGTCTGACGGAGAAGATGAACCTGTTGCACTTCCGCAAGAGCTTCGCGGGGGCGCCGGACCTCGGGCTGAGTGAACGGCTCGGTAATGAGCTCGCTGGGGTGGCTAGGAGGCTCGCAGAGGCAGCCGTGAGGTTGGTGGCGGCTCCAGCAGGGGAGAGGTGGCCGATCACGCAGGAGGGCTCTGAGCTCAAAAGGCGCATCCAGGTGGAGAGCAGCCCGGCGGATGCTTTCATCCTTGCCCAGTTTAAGGTGGATGGCAACGGGTGGGTGCATGGGGACGAGGTGAAGAAGGCCCGGATGGTCTGGGAAAAGGTGAGGGGTATTAAGTTGAGGAGCAGGAGGGGCACTTGGGTACCCGACGAGAACCTTCTGACGTTCTTGGTGGAGAACTCTAGCGTGGGGGTGGCCCGGTATAAGCACCAGGGGAGGTGGGGACTGAGGGGCATCAACTGTTTGCCGGTGGGCGCGACAGGCCAGTGGGGTCAGGATGACGAAGAGTTGTTGGTCCCCCACACCTCAGACGAGGAGTGACCCCCACACCTCCCGAACATATGCGAACGCCTGCCGAATAGTCGGTGGGCGTTCGTGTGTTTTTGGAGCCACGGCGGGCAGGGGGGGGGGGCCTCTTAGAGGTAGGAGGAGGAGGAGGAGGAGGTCCTCGGTCTCCTATGGAATCTGTGTCTGAGGTGGGGTTAGTGGACACTAGGAGGGGGCGGAGGTTGGAAAGTGTGGAGTGCTGAAATGGGGGGGATTTTCAGAAGCGGGGGGTGTTTCCGCCCGGCCGCGGCGACCCACAAGGGGGCCGGACCCCCTCTCTTCTGGGTGGGCAAAGCACCCCCTGATGTGGTGGAGGATGTATATAGCCAGCGATTGGCTGTATTCAGCCACCGTAGACGAGCCACCTACGATGTCGGCGAATGGGAGGGGGTGATAGACTGGCATGGTCGTTGCTACTCTGTAGGCGACACCATGCCCCGTCGAGCATCCCGCCAATGTGGCTGGGTGACAGCTGGGCTAGCAACCACTAGTGGAAGGAATGACCCATGAACGATGAACAAGGCACGATTGATCTGGCTGCGATTCTCGACACATACGCGAAGGATGGAGATGAGTCACTTGCAGCCCCATTCGGGCGGTTGGTCGCATGGACGGCGGATGCCTGGAACGCAGTGAAGGGTGGCGCTGGCATCGGCCCCATCACCACCCTCCTCACTCGCATGCAGGACCTCAAGACCCTCGCCGACCTCCCAGGGGATGAGGTCCGTTCCCTACAATGCACCATGACCGACAAGAACGGTCGCCCCCAGACTGGCGGTCCCAAGCACTGGTACGCCTTCTTCGCGTCCGAACAGGCAACCCGCTCCGGCGTCTTGACCAAGCGTTCCGCCGACGTCAAGGCCGCTTCCAAGAAGTAACCGCCCCCAGACCTCTACCTTGACGGGTTGAGGTCTGTTTCTACGCTTGCCATGCCCCCCAGCTGGTATCCTCCCCGGATATCCCGCATGCGGTGCGCCTCTGTCAAGGTCTGTGGCTTCCTTGCCAACCGCATACCGCCCGTAGACCCCCCCCCATGAGCATACCATGTGGCGGGTTCCCTCTATTGGCGGATACCATCCCCCGATACCCTGTCCCTAGCACCGACAGATAAGAGGGGGTCCCCCATTCGCAAGTATGGGGGTCGCGCGGCAGCGCCGATACTGCCAATCCCGATCCCCTAATAACGCGGCCTAACGGATACCACACTGTCGAGTGTGGGGGGACGGTCACGTATGCGAACCAAAACCGTGTGACAACGACACCAAACAATCCCCGCCCGTCCTCTACCTCTAACCGGTAGAGCGCGGTCGGTCTCCGTTCGTACAACGTGCGAACGTGGGGCGTCGCCACCCTAACAGGTCGCTGACGCCCTTCATCCCCCGCGAGGTGTGGGGGACGCATCCTCCAACCCCTAGGTGCCCCATGCCCGATCCCGCCCGCATATCCCACGCCTATCGCCAGTCTCTCAACTGGCTGTCCTCCATGATCTTCCGCACCCCCGTCGAGGTCACGGGCGTCGACGCCCGCGGTGTGACCGTCACCCACACCGACATCGTCAACCGCATCGAAGCCGAGGACGGTTCCGGTTGTTGTTTCAACGTCACCCTCTCCAGCGGTCTCACCCTCTTCGTCCGCATCAACTAACCCATTCCCCCACACCTCACCCTGCCGGGTCAGTTGTGGTTTTCCCTTTGCGCCTCAGGCGCAGAAAGCACCCTCCACATGCGTCGCATCCCACCCCGTGAACGCGCCCTCCGCTACAGCGCCGCCCTCGCCGCCTACTCTGCGGCCGCGCTCCCTCTGCACTGCAAGCCCATGCCCACGATGTCTCCACCCTTCTCCAGTGTCGGCGCCCCGGCGCCTCTCACCCTCGACGAACAGGCCCGCTTGGAGCGCCGGCTCCCCGTTGTGCGCGAATGGCTCGCCTCCGAACACCACAACCCTCTCTCCCTTCCGCGCACCTCCCGCATCCACGACCCCCTCTTCACCCCCGCCATCGACCGCATGGTCGCCGAGTGAGGTGTGGGGGACCCCTCTTCCGCTCCGTGCCCCACAGGCCCGCGGGCGGCTTATGCTCACCCTCCCCATCCTCTCCCTCCACACCAACATCATCCTCTTCATTGTCGAAGCCCGCGCCTATCAGCGCGCCCGCACTCCTGACGACGCCCGCCGGGCTGCCGGCTGGATTTTCGCGTATGCTGCCGCCATCGGCATCAACATCGGTTTCCTCATCTTCTGGCACGGAAAGGTACCCACCCCATGAACCTCGGCACCCTGCTCGCCATCTCCGCCTTCTGCAACACCCATCTCCCTCACCCCATCCCCGACCCCAACGCCGGCTGGCGCCCTCCGCACCCTCGCTCCCAGCGTCAGCGTCGCAAGCGTGCGCGCTCCACCCGTTCCCACTCCAAGCTCCAGCGCGGCCGCTGCCGCTGAGGTGTGGGGGGGGGGGGGGACGGCCTAAGTGCCGAACGCCGGTGGGCCAAGGGTAAGATTTCCTCACGGATTGCTCAGCCCCGAAGTACAGGCGTGACACCCCGGAGAGACGGGGATTCGGCGCGCGTAGGCACCACCTAGGACTCATAAGCCCTCGGTGCGTGGTTCGACTCCACGGCCCGCCATTGGAGGTGTGGGGGATAGAAAGGAGGTCACCCATGCGCATTCTCTCATTCCTGTTCTCCCTCTTCGCACCGCACGGCGAGCAGGGCGACATCTGACCCTCAGCCCCGCGCCATCGAAAGAGACCGCGGGGCTTTTCTTTTTGCGCCTCTGGCGCCAGGAGCCCCCAATGCCCCGCCAACCTCCATCCATTTTCACCACCCGCCTCGCCGATTGGGACATCACCCTCAAGCAAGCCGGCCCCAACAACTTCACCGTGATCTACGGCCTTCAGATCAAGTCCCACCTCAACTACTCCGACGCCGCCCACGAGCTCGGCTGTTGCATCATGCACGCCCTCGCTTGTGAGGGCAAGCTCGACAACCGCACCAAAGCGGAGGCCCGCAATGACCAAGGATGAACTCCTCGCCCTCATCGCGCTCCGCAAGGCCGACCCCAAGCCCCGTCCCCTCCTCCTCGGGCGCCCGCAGGCCCCGCGAGGTGTGGGGGGCTCCTCCTTCCCCGTGCGCCGCGGCCCCCGCCGCGACACCGCCCCCTACACCCTCAACCGCAGGATCGCCTCATGACCAAGCACATCGTCACTCTCGAAATCGAACTCCCCGACGGTTACAATGACGACCCCATCGAACACTGGATGTGGGACTCCCTCATCAACCCCGACGACCCCGACGTCCCTAACACTCCCGTCCGCGTCGTCTCCACGCTGCAAGCCGTGCCCCTCGCCGCCCCTCTCCCCTACGCACACCTCAACGTCGGCCAGCTCCGCGCCCTCCTTGCCAACCTCCCCGACCACCTTCCACTCGGTGTTGTGTGGCACCCCTCCTTCGACCCCGACGACCCCGACCCCTCCGTCTGCGTCAACGACTTCTCCGTCGCACACTTCACCAATGGCGCCATGGACTCCCTCAACCTGCGTGTTTCCCTCATCCCCCTCAACGGATAACCCAATGAACCTCACCCCCGAACAACTCTCCGATCTCGCCCACCCAATCCCCCGCCCTGGCTTCATCTCCGACGCCGCGTGCGTTAGCTTTGAGACCGTCGACCGCAACGGCGAGCCCCTGAAGGTGGCCTACATCCGCGTCGTCGTGCGCCGCGAGCGCGACCGCTGGGCCCTCTGGTTCTCCCTCGGCATCACTGTCGGCTACGCCCTCTTCGACATCGCCCACCGCGTCATGTGACTCCCACACCTCGCTCTCCTTCACCGAGAGGTGTGGGGGACGCCTTCTTTTGAAAGGACTCCCAGTGTCTAAGTACATCAAGCAAGCCGACGCATGGGCCGCCAAGTACGGCGTCCGCATGACCGCGACGTTCACTGGCCACCGCAGGCACTTCCCCGGCGATGACGACACCCGCGACGTCTACTCCATCACTCTCCAGCGGATCCCCGTTGGCCAGGAGAACTACAACGAACCCACCGTCGTTTACGCCTCCATGACCTTCGACTTCGGCCAGTCCATCTTCGACTCTGGCTACGACGACAGGCTCAGTCAGGGCAAGGCGTGGCAACAGCTACTACGCGAGGCCGATCGTGCGGGGGCTAAGAGATGGGACGCATATAAGAAGCTCCGCAAACGAACTGCTCCCATCCTCTACTCTGTTGTCGCCTGCATCCAGAAGCACTACCCTGGCTCCTTCGAGAACTTCTGCGGCGACTTTGGGTACGATCCCGACAGCCGCAAGGCCCTCGACATCTACATCGCACTCCAGAAGGAGTACAATGACTTCGTCCGCCTGTGTGGCGGCGACAACGAGATGCTCCGCGAAGCCCAAGACATTCAGTAGGTTTCCCCCACACCTCTCGGCCTCAGAGCCGGAAAGTTCCCACCGTGTCCAACATCGACAAGACGGTTGCCTCCTTCGTGGCAGGCAAGTCCAAGTCCTATGCGCGTTGCAGCGTCCACAGCGACGGCGACCGCTTCTACTCCTACGGCATGCCCATCGGCATCCGCACCCCTCGGCG